GTGTACAACGCGCAGAAAAGAAATTACTACGTTACATCGCGCGATAATCTGCTTGCGCCGCAAAATGCAAAAATCGGCGAGTTGGAAAAGATTGTAGAAGCCGCAGAAAAACAAATATCAAGGACGAAAGCGGCTATCGACGAAACAGTAACGGAATTAGTAAAAACGTTTAATGAGTTTAAGTCGAGTTCGGCGGGCGATATAGACAGCAGAATCGCGGCATTGAATGCGTCGTTTGACACGTTTAGGACTTCGACGAGAAACGAGTTTGACGGAACAATGTCGAATAATAATTCCAGATTTAACAGTACCGTCGATAATTTATCTTTAATGTTCGCGAAAGCGCAGAGCGAAACTCACGCAGAAATAGCAGAGTTTAAGGCGAAAATCGAAGCCGAACAGGCGGAGTTTTATAAGACTTATAAAGAAACGAACGCAAAGATACTTGAACTCGTCAAAAAAACCTGCATAGCGGCAGAAGAAAAAACCGAAACAACCGATTCTACGGGAACCATAACGGAGAATACGGAAGGAGATAATGTATGAAGAAATTAACCGCATTTTTTGCTACAATGACGCTTTGTTTTGCCTTGATAGGTGTTGCGGGGCTTGTGTGGATGCCGAAGACGGCTACGAGAGTTTATGCGGCGGAAGACGCCGTCGTTACACCGCCCGCGACCGAGGGTGAACAGACTCCTGCGACTGGTGAAGGAAAGGGAAGTCAACCCGCTGAAGGCGGCGAAGAAAAAAATCCTGATGCTGGCGAAACAACTGAAATGCCTTGTAAGGTTGTGCTTGACAATATTCAGTACGGCGACGTTATAATCGATAAGACCGAAGGCAATGTTGGCGATATCGTAACGGTATACGCAAAACCGTACTCTTTATTCGGTTTGAAATCGTTGACCGTAAACGGGACGGCTTTGGTGGCAAGCGAAGACGGAAGTTATACGTTTGCCATGGTCGAAGGTGAAAATCTTGTTTCGGCTGTATTTGAAGTAAATCAGAATGAAATTAAATATATTTTAGGTCTTGTCGATACTGTAAAGAACGGTAAGTTTGAAGATTTGTTTACGTTAAAGAATTTGATGACGTTGATAAGTTGGGCAATCTCGTTATTTATGGGAAGTGGGTTCTGCGTAACTTTGCTTAAATCGAAGAAGATAAAGGCGCAAACCGCGCAGGAGATTTCCGCCGCGGTTCAAGTTGCTACGGAAAGCGAAGTTTCAAAAGGAATCAACTCATTCCTTGGCGAAAAGTTCGGACCGTCTTTTGATGAACTTAGTAAGAGTTTGACGGATATTACGGCAACTTGTCAATCTATGGCGCGTTGTATGGTGTTGTCGCAAGAGAACACGCCTGAAGCAAGACTTGCTATAATTCAGGAACTTTCGGCTAATTCGAAGAAAGCGGAAACGCTTGCCGACGAAGTAAAGAAAATCGTTCACGCGGAAATAGAGACGAACAAGCAAGCCGAACAGGATAAACTCGACATGATTAAAGAGTTGGAAGAAAAAAATAATTCGCTCGGCGACGGAAAACCTGCTGAAGTTAAACAGGAAGATGTCGCGGGAAGATATTAAGAATAATAGGTGAGGCACATGACTGACGAAAACAAGCAATTGGCATCAATTGATACGCAATACGTAACAAAGAAAAAGAAGTTTGGAGAAAAACTGAGAGACAGCATACAGAAATTGCTTATCTTGGTTGTTTCCGTCGTATACGTTTCGCAAGGTTTATTTTCATTAACAAAAAAGAACGTCACCATACTTGAAGTTCTTGGCGATATCGGATTATCGTTGGTTATCGGAATAATCATTTCGGCAAGTATGAACTCAATGGGCTTAAAAGACGGTCGCAAAGGCGAACTGTTTGAAGGCTCAATGAAAGCGTACGGCGAAGCAAAAACAAAAGCGACGAAATACTTCGATAAACTTCAATCGTGGTGCGAATATAAAAACGCAATTGAACTCGAATCAAAGAGGAAAGACATAATATTGTCGGCTGGCTTATCCTGGAAAGGCTTTAAGGTTGGATATTACGAATCTCACCCAGATAAACTCAACGAAGACCAGAAAAGGCAGTTAGAACGGGCAAAATCGGCTAAGGTTGATAAACTTTACGCGGGCGACCTTTTGAGCGATTCTAATAAGGATAAAACGCTTTTAGGGAAAACATTTGGCAGGTTTGGTAAATCCGAACGCGAATATTCCGCGATAGTCAATACGTCCGACGTATTCTACAAAGTCGCAATGGGTATTATTTGCGGTTTGTACATGTTGAAGCCTGTATTTTCCGACCAGGTTCTTGCGAATATGATGTGGAACTCGTTGCAGATTTTGTTATGGATTTCATTTGGGTCTATGAAATACGCTAACGCTAAATATTTCATGGAATACGAATACAGACAGTCGCACGTCATTCAGAAGACCGAATATATCAACGAGTTTTACGTTACAATGGAAAACAATCCGAAAGTCGTAGAAGATTTTGACGAAGAACAGGAAATCGACAAATTTATTTTAGACTTTATCAAAGAAAAGGAGAAATCGAAAGATGTCGGAGCAGGAAATCAAAGCGACGAACAACAGCAACACCCAGACGTCGTCAGAAGCGGTAAAAAGCCCGCAAATACCAAGAAAACTAACGCCTAAGGAATTTGCTACAAGATTGGCTCTATATGTCTTTATTGGGGCAATAATCCCGTTTGCGTTTCTTGCATGGCGGTTTAATCTGTTTGTTTCGAAGCCGAGCAAAGAATCCGTAACGATTGGCGGGTGGGGATTGATTGCAATAGTGTTTATTGCGATATTCTTCATTAAAATGCTGAAAGCGATTCGTAAAGGGATGATTTTTTCTGCGTATACGAAAGCGATTGACGCAATGACGAAAATATTTATCCCGTTACTGTTAGCGATTATCATAATTTATTTTATGGGTTCGGTGCAGGAAGAACTGTTGCAGTTCCTTGTAGTTGTGTTTATTTGTCAAATACCCGCCACCGCAGTCAACCCTATACCGCGTTGGGCATACGAAAATAAAATCGAAGAAGTTTCGTTCAATGCAAGCAAAATAATTTCTTCGATAAAAGGACATCTCGGAAAGGACGAAAAGAAATGATAGACCTTTGGATGGGCAGAAGAGACGCGTTTATGAAATGTGAGTTTTGGTCTGTGGATGACAGAGATATGTTACCTGCAGACTTAATTGCTCATTATCCGCGTCCGACGGGGATGTTTTACGCAAAGGAAGTCAACGCAGACACAACCGAAAATCAGATAGTAGAAAGTGCGTTTATGGCAGAGCAAAGAACCGTAACGCTTGAAACGCACGACAACGTAAAAACGCCTGTCGCATTAAAGCAGAACGATATCGTTCGTTATCACGACGAATTGTTCCGCGTCGACAGGATTCAGTCCGAGCCGATAAAGAAACAAAATCAATATTTGCGGGTCGGAAGTTATCGAACGTATATTCAGTTAAAAGGTTAATTGTGGCTAAAGAGATAGATTGGCAACGAGCCAAATTAAAATTAGCAAAAATAATCATTCAAAATCTCAAAGCCGAATTTGATAAAGTTCATTTATCGGGCAATCTTGCAAATACAATAACGATAAAACAATATCAAAATATCAATGGCGATAGCGGTTTTGATATAGAAATTCCTGCTCAAATTTATGACGTCGCACTGTATCGAAAAAAGGGTGTAGTTGTTTATACGGGCAAGGGAAGTTATGCTAATGAAGTTGATATAACTGGTGGCTATAGCGGATTGCATGCGAATTATGTAGATAATTGTATAAGGAAATCGATTTCTCAATGGCTAACTCTTATGGGATTAAAAGCAAAATATTAAGGTGATTTGAATGGTAAAACGCGACCCCGAAAAAATAAATTACGAAGAATTGATTCAGGTTGTCCGAAACAATTTAGCGGTTGTAATGGAAGACCCGTATTTTGACGGCTATAATATCGAAGTCACAAATGAAGTTCAGTTCTTAAAAAAGACATTTGCACATTCAAAAACCATTTACATTGTAGTTAAATTTGCTCCTGCTTCTATATTGTTTGGACAAACGGTTTTAGGAGTTTCTTTAACTGCGATATCTGAACAAAATCATTGTTTTGTGTGCCAAAAACTTTTAACTGATTATGCGGCAAAGTATAATTTAGAGTTTGAAAATGATTATACACAGCAAATCTATGAAACTCCAACTGTTTTATTAAATTTCAATGAGGTTTACGAAGGCTTTCGCGGAGTTTTGGCTCTTAACGGGACTTTTGTAATTACAAAATCAATTAGTCAATTCGACATGTTTTATCATTATACAGATGAAAACAATGAAGAAGTTGTTGAGCAAATTGATTTGATTTCTTCTGAATTTCACTTTAACAACAATTTGGATAGTCAAGCCTTTTATGGCACTCATGATATTGCCGATTCGGTTGCTCGATTAGGTTCATTTAATTGTGGGTGTGCGATTTATTTATTCACGGATAGCAAACTTATAAAAGACTGTGTGACTTTGACAAGTCTTGTAAATGGAGATTTGCAAAATGTACCGATAGGTATAGATAATTCTTTTGATATTGAAATTCGGTTTAAGGCGAAAGACAAAGATGGGAATTATTTACTTCCTGCTATAAGAACAAAGACAAAATTGGTTTCGTTTGATGGACAATCAAATATTGGTGAAATTCCGATATTATCGTTCGCTTTTGCCAAATAAAAGGAGGTAACATGGCTGGTTCAACTCGTACCGTGACAATACGAATAGTAGGTGGCGGGGGAAAAGGACAATCAAATGGCAGTATTTCTGGAAACGGTTCTGACGATGGGGGCAAAAAGGCTCTTGACGCTAAAAAGATTTTAGATAATGCGTCAGATAGTGAAGGTGCCGCCGCAGGGTCCAAAGCCGTCGCGGTTGTTTCTATGCTTAAAATTGCGAGTGCGCAAGCAACTTCAATTTTAAGTTCTTCCTTAAATTATGCAAAAGGAAGATATTTTTCTATAAAGGAAGACTATCTTTCTGAAAATGCTTATAATCAGATATCTGGGCAAATTTCTTATGCTGTATCTTTAGGTAAAAGTATGTATTCAGGCGGGAAAACAGGCTTTGCTTTGGGGTCCGCTTTCGGTCCTATAGGTGGGGCAATTGGGGCAGTGATTGGAGCGGCTGGGGGCGGAATTACTTATGGCGTTAATCGAGAAATTCAGTATCAGCAAAAAATGAGTGGATATTATCAGCAATTGAATGCTACAAATGCTCAAACTCAATTTCAGGCACAACGACTTGGGCTTTCTAATGAAGGTCAAAATACTCTTAATTAAATGGAGAACAATTTATGGATTTAAGAGCGACAATTAACGGAATACAATATGATATATTACAAGGAGCCACTTTTGCAGAGGAGTATAACGAAACTTTGGATAGCGGCTCCATTATAATAAATAACGTTAGCAAAATAAAAGGATTAATGCCTTATGATGACGTTTTTATTTATTCTTTTACAGATAAAGATTATAAATTTATTGGATATCCTTTTGACGAAACGAATCCGCAACCGAAATTTTATAAACATTTACTTGTAGACCAGTTTACGGAAGAAGTATTGCGTTTAGGCGATTCGGAAGAAGAAGGACGGTATAAATATAAAATCGAGTTAATGAGTGAAACGAAAAAACTCGAAACGATACAGTTACCTAATATTTCAATAACTCAACCTCTTGAAGGTCGAAAAATAAACGTTTGGGATAAAGCAACAACTATTGTAGAATTATATTCTCCGATATATAAAAAACAAGTTTATAGTTATTACGGGCAAAAAACATTTAAGTGGGAATTTGTAAAGAAATATTCGTTAAGTGAGACATTGTCTGATATTTTCGGTGATGTTCTGGCTCCCGAAAAAACTTTTAACGCCCCCACACTGCGGAGTTTTTTGTCATCTTTATTTATTGTAAAAGACATGATTCCTTATGTAAAAGATGATGTTATATATGCTTTAGACATATCAAAACGTAATGGGGAATTTGATAAAAATCCGCAAAATGTGAATATTATTACAGGTTCAATGACAAGTGATAATTATTGCGATAATTTGCGTAGAAATTATTCCGACGCTTTATCAAAAGATGGGATTTGTAGGTCTGTTGAGTGTGTAAATTTTAGGAATAATGATAACGCATTGATGACGATTGAAAATATGCGTATAGAATTAGGCTATCCGATTTATCGCATAAATAAAATGTATATGTGTTACTACAAGAAAATAAATGTGATACATATTAAAAAAGACGGGACTAAATCTTCTGCACAGCAAAAATATATTTTATGCCAACAAGATATTTCAAAACTTGTAAAATTAAATACTGAAAGGAATGCGTTGTCGCAAGATTGGAGTGATTTACATAAAGATAATATCCCCACAAGCATTGATGAGATGGCGGAATATCTTTTTTGTACCGTGGGCTATGATATCGGTAGTCGGTATATCGAGGGTTGGGGAAAACTCTATACTTATCCTGGATTTTATAATGACAATAAATATACTTATGTTCAAAATTTGCTGACAAGAATGGAGTATTTTTGCCCTTACGGAATCCTTAGTAATGCAGAAGTAAGAGAACAATTCAAAGAAGATGATGATGAAGACGTTGAAATTAGCCAGGTCTATGACAGTAGTTCTGTATTTAAGTTGTGGGAATCTGCTCAAGGAATAAACAGCGAAGAAAAAAATGGAGTTGTATATAACGTATTTTCTTCGGTATTCAATCCGTATAAAAATGCCTCTTTGGGCTTAAAGGCAATATTTTTTATTGTTGATTATCAAGGATTTTATAATGGGGCAATTGTCCATTCTAAGGATAATGAAAAAGATGATATTGTTATAAATGATAACACTTCGGATAGTTTAACACTTATCGAACAAGATTCAGTTTTTCAAAAGGAAAAAGTTAATAGATTTGGCAACAAAGCCCTTCAAATCAATGCAAGATATAAAGCATTTTGGGGTCATGATGGCACAGAGACTTTGCAACAGTTAGGCAGTGTGTACAACTCAAACTATGAAAATGATGTAGTTATCTACCATAGAGAGTATTCGATATTTAACAATTATATTTCATGTGTTTATTATGGAATAAAGAATTATGTCTTAAAAAATTGGTTTACCTCGGTTTTTGCAAAGTATAGGACATGGAGAATTATGTCCTATAATGAAAGTGTTAGACGTGCCGAAAATGAAAAGGAATATTTTTATTGGGCAGACGATTGTTCATTTTATGAAGATGAAAATATTGTTGACGCTTCATCTTCGGTAAATTCTTTTAATCGTATATTTAGTTTTTTATCTCCTTATACGGCTGATGATATTATCGGCGTCTACGAATTTCGCAATGATTATGATATTAACGCAGGATATATTTTGACTGATGGCAAAAAATTTTATTCCGATGTTCAGGCTTTTGCGGCGGGGAATAACTTATGTTTTAATGTAAAAATGAATGATAATTATACGCAAGGTCCATTTATTTCTGCTTTTGAACCATTTGTGAACGCTATTGATGACAATGGAGACGTCTTTGATTATAGTTCTAAAACATGGAAAGAACTTTTCTTTGGCTCTAATAGTAAGGACTATGCAGGAAGTAAACAAAAACTTACCGTTTTTACAGATAATTATGGATATGCGACTCGATTAGGTTTTTTTGTAGGACACCAGGACAATAATGATTTATTCTATTTTGAAAACTTCAAAAAACTAAATTCAGAAAAGGCGACTGATAAAATTGCTCAAATATATGCTTCTAATATTTTTACGGCTCCGCAAATGTTGACAGAACTTAATGATAAAATAGGCGTAGAGAAATCGTATAGTAAAGATAATAAAGAACATATTGATATGACTTTACAATTTGAAAATTTATGTTTAAGCGATAATATAGTTTTATCGCCTTGGATTTTTAAGTTGTCCGACCTCTTAGGAGGAAAACATAGATTTGCAGAAGATATCGAAAAAGAACAAGATGTTGGATTTAAGTCGGGAATAAAAGTGTATGCAGTCCAGTTTGAGGGATATAGCAATATATTTACTGTTGGCACATCTTTTAACTCGTCAACACAAGAAGTCCATTTGACTCCTGCCGTAATTTTACAAATTGGACAAAATAACATAAGAAAAGAAAACTTAGTCTCTGTTTCGAATATTGACGGATTAAAAGAAATCCCTAATATAGAAAATTTTGAAATAAAATTTAACAATCTGAAAGATGAATATTCACTAAAAAGTCAATTATTTCACAACAACTTTACAAGTGGTATTTTCTTAAATAAGTTTACGGGCAAAAAAATTCAATTAAAATTTACAAATGATACAGATTCAACTCCTGTAATGGCTTTTTTGCGCGGTGAATTGTCTTTTTTTGTGATATCTAAACCTCTTTCTGCGACAAATTATGGCGAGATATCTTACACCGAACACATAATATCAGATTTTGCATTTTATTTACCAGTCATGGGACAAATTCCTTCATTTAGCGGAACTTTAATGCCTAACGGAATACAGGAATATACTCAATGTGGATTAAATTCGGGCGATGGTTGGGTATATTTTGCCACATTGGCAGATGACAAGGCTGGCAGTGCTATAGATAAGAGTCAATTCAATAGTGTGTTTGGAAAGACTCGACTTTTGAAGAGCGAATGGTTCCCGTCATTGATTAGCCCTGTATCTATTTGTGGGGGTGTTGATATGTCGATTCTTGCCGATGACGGACAAATAGACCCTTTTACTAATGCGGAAACAATGCTTAAAAAATTCCGCTATAAAGATTTAAGCAATAATAAAGTTATATCTTATCCTATTAGTTCCTATCCGATGAATGATAATCAGTTTTTAGGAGTCCAAATAGGCTGTTATTTAGGCGGTCCAACGCGTTGGATGTATAGAGCGGGGAGTCTTGACTATTACATCCCTAACAGGGGGCTTGAATGGAATGGGCATAATATTTTGGATTTGCAAAAGCAAGAAATTTCTTTACAAATTGCGACTTCTCAAAAAGATAAAATTTTATATCATAAAAATATGGTTTTGTTGCCTTCTGATAACGCAATCAATAAAGAAATTGTTTCAAAAACCTATACATATAATGAGTTGACAAATAAAAATAATCTTAATGTAAAAGATTACATGACATTAAATACGGACGAAAATGGAAATAGTTATGTATCTGTTACTCCAGTAAATAATTGTAAAAGTCTTTCATTGTATTATTTGGATGATGCCGAGGCTTATAAAAAAGATTTTGGACCAACAGGAGCGATTGTAAATTATTCTTACGAACCAAATAATTGTCTTTACCACTTTGTTTTTGGAGTAAATTTCTCTGATAATAATAAAGAAGAACCATATAAAGCGTATATATCTGCGGTAAAAAGAAAAGATATGCGAATCTTTAATAAATATCATCAAGTCGTTGGCAAATCGTTAAATTATCTTCAACATCCGCAGGCAAAAAAATGGGGGATGCAACTTTTTGAAAGCGTTGAAGTTCCGCTTGTTACAAAGAGCCTAAACGATACGTCTTGGGCTGATATAAAACGTATTGCGGAAAGTGATATGGCACTTCCAGTTTGGAATATTGGAGATACTAAAACAGTCACGACTAAAGACGGTAGACAATATATTGTGCGGCTTGTTGAAACAAGACCTGGGCATGTATATCCCATCGACGGAGGAGAAGTCCCGCATATTATTTTTGAATTTGTAGAATGTATAAATTTGGAAGGACAAACAGATTTTACCCCTGTTCTTAACCCCAAAACTTTATATGTAGGTTCTGACATTCAGACAACTATTTTACCGTCATTCTTTGACTTACTACCCGATGATTTGCAGGCTGTAATAAAAGAGGTTAAATACACTGTTTATGATTTTGAACTTCCTGGCAATGTTCGCCCTGCGGGGAGAGAAACACAAGGGAAATTATTCCTTCCGTCCTATACTGAAATTACTGGTTCGGGAAATGTTAATATTTCGCAATTACAGTATTATAAAACAATCAAGAAATACACAAAAAATATTGTCGGAACAGAGACAGCAGGTGTGTGGTTTTTAAGGGATAGCGAATCGGTTGGCGGTGGAACGCCGTTGTTGTATAGGGCATTTGGTTCATTGGTAAGTGGCGGTGATACAGGCGCAATTTCTCCGTTCTTTGCAATTTAATTCAAAAACTTTTCAAAAAATGTTGCGAAAATAAAAAAATCGTGCTACAATAGGAACGAGGTAGTAGTAAAATGTATCTTTATTTTGACAAAGAGGGCGTATTAAAGACCAAAATAGACCATGGCGAGAAATTAAGGCAAGGCGGTGATTTGCATATCACCGTCTGCCTTGACTACGATTTTTGGTTAGCAAAAGGGTGGCATATAGGCGAAAGGAACTCGGCGTTAATGAGTTTGAAAATTGTCACTCCGCAAGGTTTGGATGGGGTAGACGCGACTGTTTCGACTATTGATTTTACGCCTGACGGACCGCTTGACGGCGAACTGTCTACATTTGAGAGATTGTACGGTTCCGAGGTTGTATACAATCTGATACCTGGCAATGTTTATCTTATGTATAAATTCCATGTTCCTGCGAGTACGTCGCGGGATTTTTGGGGTAAAGTTGAACTGCATTTCACCGCGGCAAACGACCTTACGACACAAGATTATGTGAAAATTGCCGAAACTACCATTTGGAATAAAGGCAATTATAAATTAGCCAACGGAGAACGCGGTATTGCGTATTCGTACAATACGCAAACACAGAAAATAGAAGCGAAAGTACGTACAGGCACTTCGACGATAAATCTGTGGAACTTATTGGCGAATAGCGAATCGACTGTCAACGTTGGCGAAGACGAACCCGTTGCCGCTCCCGAAACGAATACGGATGAATTATATGTAAGAGCAAAATACAACGCAACAAAACAAACGATAGACTTCTACGACGTTTGGCAGTGGAATCCGACGTTAGGCATTTGGGAAATGTTGGTTTTGTACAGCCCGTCCGATACTGTCATAGACAAAGACGGTAGCGTTGAAAGATATCCGTTTTCGCCTGTTGAAGTATTGGTTGAAAAGACAGTCGGATATAACAGGTCGATAATAGACCAGCAAGTTTCTGTTCGTTATAACGACATTATGGGCGAACTCAAAAAGGCGTTTGCGAAAATCGCCGTTGCGAGTACGAAACCCGACTGGAAAGAAGAAGACGCAACAAGTCCTGCGTACATTCGAAACAAGCCGACAATTGCAGACCAGGGCGAAGTTGATAAGAATTTTGAAGAAGTCAATAAGAAACTTACCAAACTCGAAGCCCGTCCTATCGGCACGCAAATTATGGACGGTACCGAACTGGTAAAAACCATAAAGAAATCGGATATTATATTCGCGGACGACGAAATTATCATAAACGGCGGCGAAGCGTAATTCATAGCAGGAGAAAACAGTATGGCGGCAAAAAATATGAACGTTACGATAATAATTCGTAACGCTACCGCGGCAAATTGGACGACTAAAAATCCCGTTTTGCATAAAGGCGAAATGGGTATTGAAGTCGATACCAACAAATTCAAGTTCGGCGATGGCGTAAAAACATGGACGCAACTTGATTACGCGGTAGATATTACGCTTGACGCAGACCATGTTTTTATGACTGCCGACGTTGTAGCAACTAAGGCTATCGGGGTGTGGACGCCTGGGAGTACGGGCAGTGTAAGAATCCCGTATCAAGATTCAAACGGCAACCCACTAAGTGTTCAGAATTGGTTGCAAAATTTGACAGGCAAAGCAGAAAATCCGCACGTAATCCAACCGTCGGCGAGCATAAGACTTAATGAACAAGGTGCTAAAGAGGTTGGTACGAAAGTTACTCCGACTTATACAGCGTCGCTCAATGCGGGTTCATATCAATACGGACCTGCAACTGGTGTTACGGCTACGGGCTACGAGATAAGCGACGGTACAACGACAAAAACTACTGCGACGGGCAGTTTTACAGAGATAACGGTTGCAGATGGTACAAACTATAAACTCACGGCGAAGATTACACATGGAGCCGCGACGAACGCGCCTAAAAACAATTTAGAGGTCGAAGTGCCAAATCTTAAAATTGTGGCAGGGACGAAGAATGCAACGTCGAACGCGATAACGGGTTATAGAAACGTATTTTACGGAAGCGTAACGAGTAAGGCGGGTACGCCGACAAGTGCCGTTATAAGAGCGTTAAGGAAGTCTAATGCGGCTTGGAATAGAGGAAAAAACTTTAACTGTCCCGAAGATGTCGGTGCAATGCGAGTTATAATCGCTGTTCCCGCGACGTTGAGTTGCACTTCGATAAAAGACGTAAACGGATTGAACGCCGAAGCAATATCGGGTTTTACAAAAATCACAGTAAACGTAGAGGGTGCGAATGGTTATACTGCTATTGCTTATAACGTTTATTATAAAGATAATGCGAATGCGAACAGTACGAAAAATAACTGGAACGTAACGTTAGGTTAAGGAGAAAGATAAGATGGCATTACAAAAAGACATAAATTTTGGTAAATTAGACTTCTTATTGGGCTTCAATAGAACTAAAGCGTTTCCGTTAGAAGTTAATAGTTATTTTGAAGATTACGATGAAGCAGTACGAGCGGCGGCGACTGCTGTTCCTGTCGGAAGTTCGGATTCTGCATTTTTCTTCGGTGAAGTTATTATAGTTGTTGATAAAGTACAAGGAATTGGATTTTATCAGATAACAAAAAACGTTGATGGAGTTGGCACTTTAACAAAGTTCGGACAGGCGGCTTCGGCGGAAGAATTAACCGCGGAATTTGAAAAACTAAAGGGTAGAGTCACAGTCATCGAAGGGAAGTTAATTCTTGCCACGAACGATAGAGACGGCTTATTATCGAAAGAAGATAAGGCGAAACTCGACACGTTGACTGCGACTAAAATCGACAAAATTCAAGTTGACGGGACAGATGTAACACCTGTAAACAAAACGGTTAATATTGCGCTTGAAGGTACCTATGCAAAGAAAAACGTTGTAGACACACTTTCAGGCGATGTGACTACGTTAAAAAATACCGTTAAAAGCGGTATGCGTTATGTTGGCGAATCTACAACAGACCCGACAGGTGCAGGCGGACCGACGGTTGAAGGATATACTTCGTTTAACAACGGTGATATCTGCTTCTTCGGGGATAAAGAATTTATCTATAACGGTAAATTAAAAACATGGCGTGAATTAGGTGACGAAGGGAAGCACGCAACACACGAATATGTCGACGAGAAAGTCGCTAAAGCAAAAGAAGATTTAACAGCCGAAATCGGCAAAGTCAGTAGTGCGGTACAAACCGAACAAAATCGAGCAATGCAAGCCGAACAGGATTTGCAAACGGCGATAAACGGTAAGGCTGACAGTTCGACCGTTTCGGAGATTTCGGGCAAGGTCAATACACTTGTAGAAAAGGTCGGTTCAGCAAAAGAAGGCTCGACCGAAGCGACTGGCTTGTTCAAGTTAATTGCGGACGAAGCGAAGGCAAGAGCGGACGCCGACGCTACAACAAACGGCATTTTAACAACTCTTAAAACAACCGTAGAAAATCAAGGCACATTGATTAGCAATCTTCGCGATGACGTTGGGGGTTCTTCTGATTCTTCGGACGCCGATACTTTATTCGGTAAAATTGCGAAACTTCGCGAAGAGGTCGGTACAGCCGATACGAAAGGTCCTTTGTTTGAACGTGTTGCCGCGCTTGAAACTTCAATAGGAGAATTACCGCCTGCGTTTATAAGTGGGCTTAAAGACGGCGAAACGAATTTGAAAGTCGAAAACGGAAAACTTTCGCTTGATAAGGTCAATACGGATTTGCTCTATAACGGAGATTTGGAACTTGTTTTGGATGGCGGTGCCGCTACAAAGTAAAATATATAGGAGAAAGATATGGCTACAAATCAAAAAACATTACAGACTCGTATTAAATTAAAATACGACAGTTACGAGAATTGGACTGAAAACAATCCGATACTTCTTGCGGGCGAACTCGCCGCCGTATATGTGGCGGCTAAACCGACCAAAGAAGTTAATTCTATTTCGGCTCCTCAAATTCTTTTCAAGGTCGGCGACGGACAGGTTTCGTCGACGGGCGAAATCACGGGAACTGCGTTTAATTCTCTTCCGTGGGCTTCAGGACTTGCCGCAGACGTTTACGAATGGGCAAAAGCAACTTTACCGCCCGTTGCAAGCATTACGGGCAGAAACGGCGTAACAACTGCAAAAAACGAAGGGACTAATGCTTATACCGTTAGTGCAGACTTGGTGAACTACACGAAAAATGCCGCGGTGGCTTCGAAAGGTACAGGCTCAAAAATTTATGCTGTCGAACTCGATAAAAACGGGCATTTAATGGTTGCCGTTCCGTGGACTGATACCGATACGGTTTATACTGGCGATGGAACGGTTATAGTCGATTCAGCGGAAAAGACTATTAAGCATAAAAAGGAACACGCAAGTGGAGCCTGGACATCGGGAAGTAATCCGACGGAAGTAACAGCGGACGGGAAAGTACATACGATAAAAATTCCTTCAATGTCTGTAAATGAATATGGACATGTTACAACTGTTGCTGATAGTTCTATTGATATAACTATTCCTGTCCCCCCGACTATCCCGACGGTTGGTAATGGGGCTTTAACGATTAAAGTCGGTAAAGAGGGTAATGTTTCGGGAACGGGTTCGTTTACAGCGAATCAGTCGTCGGCAAGTACGATTACTTTACCTGTTTATACAAAAGGCGAAGTCGATGAAATGGTCGTCGGAGCAGTTCAGTATTTGGGTACCGTCAAGAGCCTTGCAGAATTAAACGCATTGAAGCCTGATAGCAAAGGCGATTTCTGCCGTGTTTCGGTTGGATTTACTTATAACAGCGAAACTCTTCACCCTGGCGATTTGCTTCTTTGCGAAACGATAAAATCGGGTGCTACAGCGGCGACCTGGAGCGTAATTCACGGCGAAATCGATAAATATACATGGGTTGCGAACTCGAAGACTGCCGACGGTTATGTAACGAAAGGTTCTGGGCAGGCGAATAAGGTTTGGAAGACCGACGCAAGCGGTAATCCTGCATGGAGAGAAGATGCACAAGGTATTGTTTATGTTGTCGGGAAAGAAGATTTAACTTCTGAAGAACAAACATATTCTCCAAAAACAATACATTTTACTCCTGATGTAGGTTCCGAAGTTGAAATACTTACAGTTTTCGATTCAGCAAATGATAAGGTAAAAGTAGGCGCACGACTTCTGCGTCAGGTTAATAGCGAATCTGACACGCCAACAGGAATAATGGATTTGGCGACGATTGGTTCAATTCAAAGAGAAATCGGAAAACTTGATTATACCGATACCGAACAGGCTAATTATTATGTTTCGAAAGTGTCTCAAACCGACGGTGTAATTGCCGTAGAGAGAAAGAAACTTCCCGACGCAATCGCTCCGAACAGCGGTAAATTAACCGACAGGGCAGGAACTGAAATATTTAACGCAAACCAGTCCGACGATTCGCAGATTATGATAATCGATTGCGGAACGTCCAGTACAGTATTATAACATTCAACGCCAAAGCGGGGAGCAATTCCCCGCCGAGGCTAAATTTGTATATTCAGCCGCGCCTGAAAAGATGACGCGACTTGTTTCCAGATTTTGAAAGCGATAAATTCAAAGGAGATTATATATGGCTGAAAAAACAGCAAAATTACGTATCAAGCAAAAGCACGATACAGAAGCAAATTGGAAGAAAGCGACAAATTTCAGACCCGAAGCAGGCGAACTGATTGTTTATGACGCGGATAGCACTCATTCTGCACCGCGTTTTAAGGTTGGCGACGGGACAAAGTTAGTCAATGCGTTGCCGTTCGTGGGGACAGATGAAGTTCTCATTGGAACATCTCTTCCGATAGCAGATGAAACTCGCAAATTTTTTATAAAAACAGACGAAAATTATACAGGCGGGTCATCGTCGGGCGGTAGTTCATTGCCGACTGGTGGCACGAGTACTGACGTTTTATGGGGTAATTCAGTCTGGGCTACCCCAGTTTCGATAAATGGTAATACGTTCAGGTCGCAAGCGGGCAAAACGATTTACGCACCTATTACTAAGTCGGGGTTCAAAGGGGCTACCTCATCAGATACTTTTCCCTATTATTACGCGCCCGCAAAGGCTAAGTCTTACTGCGTTTTTCAAAAAGGCGGAACAACTCCGATTTGGACAGATACGTTCAGCACTGACGATTATATTGAGACCGTAACAGTAACGACAAGTATGCCGACAAACGCAACGGCTAAAAGTTATACAATTGCTCGTGATTTAAGGTGGTGTCGGCTTGTAATTTTTGCGGTGGGGCATAAAAACGGTTATTGGATTTCTACGGCGTTTAATAGACAAATGTTGTTATCAGGTAATTATTTTTCCATTGATGACTCTTCTAATGGCTTTCAATTATCAACTTCAAATATGACGTCGATTTCAAGCGGCGGGTCTACGATGGTAACTGTTAAAAGTTCTTCTTACAACAACCTGACCGCAGGTTTAAGAGCCTATTTGATTTATTAAGGAGAGGTGCTTGATAATATGTACGTATTTAACTATAAAATAGACGACTCCGCTACTTTTACTTATTATAAAGTGGAAAAAGACGGAGATTATACAAAGGATATAGTTCGTAACGATGAATATACTTTTATTCTTGTTGACGAAATACCCGAATACGATGTCTTTGACGGGATTTATCCTATTGTGGATAAAATAACTTCGATAAACGAACTCGGTCATAGGACTGGGACATTAAAATTAGTTTCGCGTGTTCAGACCGCAGAACAAAGAAAAAACGAAATTAGATATAATCGTGAACAAAAATGTTTTCCGATAATCAATCGCGGAAAGTTATGGTACAATAAACTGTCTAACGCACAATTGCAAGAATTGGACTCCTGGTACGAAGCATGGTTAGTCGCTCCCGATACAATGGTAGAACCCGACGATTTGTCTTGGGTAAATGTAAATATGGGGGATTAACGAGATATGGCTACGTTTTATTACAATAAAAATAATGTATGGACAAAAGTGGACATTTCAGGCGGTGGAGATAGCGGCGGCTCATTGCCGAGCGGAGGTACAACGTCAAAAGTATTATTTGGAGACAGCAAATGGATTGAACCTGTTATGATAAATGGTTCAACTTTCAGGTCAAAAGCGGGGGCAACAATATATGCTCCGACTTCAAAACCTACTGGCACGGGGATAAAATATATTGCATTCGATGCTTCTAATAATCCGAATTTTTTTAAGGCTTATGAATTAGCACTATCAGGAATAATATTAACTTCGTCTTTGTCTCAAAATCAAAGTTTCGAAACTATTGACCTTTATAAAATGAGTAGCGTTACATTTGTTGCAGTTAAGCCAGATGGCGGCTGTTCGGCGACAACTTTGAACAACTCGGCAATCAAGGGGTTCAGCGATACAGGTCACAGCATTGCAATAACAAATGATGCGTTAAGAATGTATTTTACTATCGATGTTTCTAATACTTCTTCTACTAAGATAAAAACTGGTGTAGGGAATTACGGGACAAGCGGAAATGTATTCAAAAGTTTTATAATTTATCCTCAATATTAAGGGAGAGATATATGTTAGTATTTAATTATAAACCAAAAGAACCCGAAATTTTTAGTTATTATTTTGTCAAGGACGGAGAAAATTATGAAGATTATATCATAAAAAATCCCGAATATTCTTTTATTCTTGTCAATGAAATTCCCGCGTTTAGTTTGCTCGAAAGTGTATATCCTGTTGTGGATAAAATTACATCAATAAATGAACTCGGACACAGAACAGGCACATTAAAACTTGTCCCGCACGTCCAGACCGAAGAGCAAATAAAAGCAAATATTCGGGCAAATCGTGAAGAAAAGTGTTTTCCGATAATTAACCGCGGGCAGTTGTGGTACGACACGCTGACTGAAGTGCAACATAACGAATTGGCTGTGTGGTACAGGGCTTGGCTGGACGCAACAGATACAATGGTGGAACCCGACGATTTAGATTGGGTTAAAATAAATACAGAGGGATAATATGGCGACTATTTATTATAAAAAGAACCGCGAATGGAAGAAAATTCAGGGGTTAGGTTCGGGTAGTGGAACTGTTGCAGATATAAAGACTTTAACTATTAAACAAGACGGAGTAACAGTCGGGACTTATAACGGCTCGCTTGATACTACGATAAACTTGACTTCAACAACCAAAGTCAAACTTCAACTTCAAAAACTCGGCAACGATTATTATTAAGAGGTAAAATATGGTAAATGTATTTATTTACGGCATGGGGCGAATCGGGCGAGCCGTTACAAGGTTTTTGCATGACGGGTACAGTTCAACTTTTAACATTGTTGGATTTGGCGACCCCATTTTAACGCCGAGCAAATGTGCATATTTGTTAAAATACGACACTGTTTACGGGCAATGGAAAGATGTTATAGTTGAAGGAACCGATTCCGATACTAATGCTACTCTTTCTATTGACGGTACGAGTTATCCATTTGCTACTGATACGGATGTCCTTACTTCGGATAGTAAAATATATACGATATTGTCAGACTCAACTATTAGTACAAACGGTGTTGCGGTTTTGGATTGTTCTGGTTTGTTCTCAGTTCAAAATGGAGAATTTCTAAATCTTGGCGCAAATTATGTGGTAAAATTTTATCCGTCAAATTCAAATGTGATAGTGCGCGGAGTAAATATTGAGTCTGCAAACAACCAGGATATGATTTCTATGGGTTCTTGCAGTACAGAAATTGCGGTTCGAATCCTTAATATTGTTGCGAGTAGTTTAGGGTCAGAAATATTGTGTGGTGGAATCACAACAATTCACGCTTATACAAACGACCAGGCAATTGCAGATAGTTATTCTGAAGCCCCTGAACGAGGACGAGCCGCGGCACAAAACATTGTTCCAACGACTACAAATGCGGCTGATTTAATTGGTTCGGTTTTGACAAGTTTATCTACCAAAATCATTACTAACGCATATAGAGTTCCTGTGTTATGTGGAAGCCTTTTGCAGTTTGAATTATGTATGCCGACTACATTTGATGAGGGAGCGATTTGGAATATTTTTAGCGATGGTTCATTGAGTGATATCACAGTAATTGAAGATAGCATTGTTTCTTCCGATGTTATAAATTCGAGCGGTTCGATGTTGCCAGTTCAGAGTACTATTAAGACCGTATCTGAAACTTTTGGCTCGCTGATAAAATTTGCCGTTGTGTACGACAATGAAAAGGGATTTGCAAAAGATTGTTTAGAGTGCCTATCTGAAATAATCAGCAATGGCTTTTGGAATAGTATATTATATTCGTAGAGGTAAAATATGATTTATGTAATAGAAAAAAACGGCAAACTTGTTGAACTCGATATTCCTGACGGGGCAAGAATACCTACGGAAGAAGATAAATTAACGCTTGAAGCGCAAAAACAAGCCGAAAACGAAAAACTTGAAGCGTTAAAACAAAAAAATGAAAAACGTAGACAAAAAGGTCGTTTACTTGCAGAAATGAATGCGCTTAAATTACAATTGGATAAAACCGATTATCAGGCAATTAAATTTCTTGAAGGTAAAATGCCCGCCGAGGAATATGAATCAATAGGTCAACAGCGCGAAGAGTGGCGAGTTAAATACAACGAACTTGAAGCGGAATATAATGCTATTGTTCTTTAAGGGTAAATTTTATGGCAGACGCAAAGCAATTAAGAGCATTAAAAATAACCAGTAAACACGGTACAGAAGCGCAATGGACGGCGTTAGAAACTCCGTATATTCCTAATAGCGGAGAGATTATAGTTTTCGACGCGGATTTTAATTTCACCGAGCCGAGAATAAAAGTCGGCGATGGGACCAGTTCGGCTACTGAATTGCCGTTTGTCAGTGCTTCAGAAATTTATATCGGGACGGAACCGCCCGCCGACGATAGCAGTTATAAAATCTTTATAAAAACCGATGAGGACTACGGGGATGAACAAACTTCCGAAGTTCAAAAAACTTATCGTCACTACATACAATTAAAATTAGTTACAAACGAGTTTTTCTTCTATGATTTTTCGTCGAGTAAGGGAATTTCTTATACAAAAGAGACATTACCCGTAATGCCTGACAATGCGGCGGCTCATTTTACATATTCAGCATCAACTCATTTATCAAGCGTAAACGGACAAGTTTATCGCGATACGGATAATGTTCTAAAAATAATTGCTCACGGGTTGTATACGGAAGACGGCACTACCGTTAAATATTTAGAACGTATGGGGACAGAGATTTCCGAATTGACGGATAATGTCGTAGAGTTATAAAATCTTTTGTGAAAATTTTCCGATTACCTATTGACAAGTTAAAAATTTGTGATATAATAGGTGATAAGGAAGTGAGAGAGTTGAAGATTAAAAAATTCGATAATATATGGGTAATGGGGTTAATTCTTTGCGGAATGATACTCATTTCCTTATATGTCTTAAAGATTTTCTTTCCGTCTTTTGTTGTTGAAACTGCTCAAAGCGAAAAGATTTGCGAAATCGGTAAATATATCGATACGCATAAATAGGCTTGGTATTTAGCGAGTTCGGTATTATCTTTTCTTTCGTATTATTTAATATGTTGTGCTTGTTGCAGACGGTCAAAATTAACAATTATAGAAATGTTGCTTATCGTCGCAACGATAGGAATTGGATATCTTGTTAAGAGATTCTTGCCAGCATATTACTCTGCAATAAATTATATTTCGTTAATTGCATTGCCGTGTATTATGAAGGCAAAACTTAAACCTACGGCTATTGTATTCTCGTCTGTAAATTTAGTCCAGATTTTTACTCTTGAAATTCGTAATATCAAAACGAAGATTGCCGATTATAATTTTGCGACATTGTTGATATTGCTTATAGATGTGTATATGTTCGAAGCATTGTTATACTTTGCTTTTACATATAAAACAAATAATGGTAAAGGAGAGGAAAAATAACATTGGAATTATGAGTCTGCCGTTATACGGCACAGATTTAGGCACCGCAATTGAAGTTAGCGAGAAACTTATCGCTAAAATCAAAACAGGCAAGTACGATAAAGAAACTTTGCTTGAACTTGCGAAAGCGAATACCGAAATAATCTCGTATGCAATTCAGCACGAAGATTAAACTTAAAAACGCGATAATGGCGGTACTCGTTTCGGGTGCCGCTATTATTATACCCGCTTATCTGTTTGATAAGTGGGTCGAAGCGATTTTCTTTTTCTTCTGTCATTGGCTTATTCGCGAACAATTTCAATATCAATATCATTGTAGCACTCACGCTAAATGCAGAATCGTTACTGCAATTGTATTTGTTGTGGGTATGGTGCTGATTGCTCCGATAAAATTCAGTTTGTTCTCAACTGTTTATCTCTGTTACTTTATAGGATATATCGGTTATATAAAGAAGAAACTCGATAAAGCCGAAACAAAGATAGACAGACTAACCGCGCCGAAACCTTTTGATTGTCTGACCTGTACGCAATCAGAATTATTAAAGCGTTGCGAAGAAATTCATTTAAGCGAAGACAATACGAAACTCGCGGTTCAGTTCTTTATTCTTAAAACAAAGCAAAGCGTTATTGCCGACGAGTTGTGCATTAACGAAAAGTCGGTTCAAATTCGAAAGAAACGACTAAAAGAAAAGTTAAATACGGCAATTATTTAGGTTTGTATCCATTTTGTGGGTTTACAAACCTATTTTTTATGGTAAAATCGAGTTGCAAATAAACGATAAGGAGCGAATCAGATATGTATTACGGAAACAATTTCGGACAACAAGTTCCGCAGGTTCCAAACTATAACCCATACGCGGTAAACAACTTTTATCCGAATTATCAGCAGTCACAGCAACAGCCGAAGATAAATACAAACAAGATATTTGTCAGCGGCATAGAAGACGTTAAAATGCGTATGCTTGAGCCGAACAGCGACTTTATATTCTTTGATAACGAAAAATCAATGATATATCGTAAAGTCGTTGACGGTACAGGACATTTTGATGTAAAGGCTTACGACGTAACCGAGCATAAGGAAGTCGCAAAACAGCCCGAAACGGTTCAAACACTCAATCCGCAAGAGTTTGTTAGTAAAAAAGATTTTGAAGCGTTACAGGCTAAATTTGACGCTTTATCGGCAAGATTAAACGAAAGGAGCGAACCGTTAAATGAACCAACAGCCCAACTATAACGGCAAGCCCAAAACCGAAACGGAACGAATCAGAGATTTGAAATTGCGGATAGTTAATCTTACCGAGGCAAATGACGAACTGGAACGCGAAAATAAAAAATTAAAATGTTCGTTACAGTTGTTTACGGACTTTCTGAAAAGAGGGGGAAGCAATTAAATGAATATATTGAATCAAGGCTTTATGCGACAGGGTGCGGCGAATTTACCGCCTAAACTCACACAGAGTATACAACAAATAAAACAAATGCAGGCTATGTGTAACGGGGATATGAACGGCGCAATACAACGCATAATCGCTCAAAATCCGCAAATGGCACAGGCTATGCAAATGGTACAAGGTCAGAATCCCGAAACGGTTGTACGGCAAATGTGCAAACAAAAGGGAATAGACTGCGATGCTTTGATGAGAGCGTTGCGGGGTTAATGTGGTTTATGAATAGGCTCGGTTAATGCACGAATTTTATCCCAACCATTTAGAATACGGTTTTGAATGGTTTTGTAGTTTAATCCCAGTTCCGTACACCAGTCTGCAAGAATTTGAGTTTTCCCTTGATATGTAATATAGACATTTCTACGAGTATTTCGTTGTTGAACGGCATGGGTTGTCCAACGACAATTGTCAGGTGAATACCCTGCGTTATTATCTATTCGGTCAAGAGTCAAACCTTGTTCCCAACCATGAGATAAAGACCAGTCTCGAAACGCAATAAAATTGTCAAACCATTCATCGCAGACTTTAATTCCTCTTGCGCCATACATATAATATTTTTTATTGTTTGGAGAAGAGCAACGCAAGCGCATTGTCTCCCAAATATGATATAATAGAGTTTTACTTTGTTTATGTGTGGTATTGTAAGGACTACGATGACGATAACATCCGCAACTTTTTACATTTCCCGTCTTAAATTGGGAAGGGAGTAAAAAGGTTATATTCCCGCATTCACATTTACATTTTATAAGTGATTGTTTTTGCCATGGTTTTGCAGGATGCGGACGAATAACAACATCAATAGCAGTAAGAGCATTTTGTTTTGAACCCATTAAATAATCATAGCGATTTTTCATAACTACCTCTTACTATAAGTATAACATAAAAAGATAAAGATTGCAAATGTTTGGTATGCCTTTTGCAGATGTCGACTAATGCAAATGTGTATATAAAAAAATATAAAGGAGATAAAGAAAATGGATGGTTCTTCGGGAATCACGCCCGTAATGCCTTTAGGTGGCAATTATTCGGGCTTCGGCGGCGGCTGTGACTCATCGATTTGGCTTTTTGCCTTGCTCATTTTGTTCGGCATGGGCGGCTTCGGTGGTTTCGGCGCAAACAGAGGGGTTTATGACGGTTTTATGACTGACAGACCCGCTACGGCAAACGATGTAACGCAAGCGTCTAACTTTGCGGCATTGGAAAGACAGAACAACGAGGGTATTGCGGCGACCCGTCAGGCTGGTTACGACTTGCAGACCGCGATTAAAGACGCTAATTACAATACTCTTAGCGAAATAAGAGATTTGGAAGCGGCTGTCGCGGAAGGTAATGCACAAGCACAGCAATGTTGCTGTCAGTTACTTCGCGCGTCCGACCAAACCAACTTTCAGTTGGCTAACAGTACGGCACTTATCAACGCCAACACAACTGCGGGCATTCAGAAAGTCCTCGACGCGATTTCGCAGGACAGAATGGCTCAAATGCAGAGCAAGATTAACCAACTTGAACTTCAGCAGGCGGTTGCGGGTGTCGTAAGATATCCTATGACTTACGCATATAGCGCAGGTCAGTCCCCGTTCTGTGGGGGAGCGTGCGGTTGCAACAACGCAAGTTACTAAAATTAAATAAGACATTCGGCTGTACGAGCCATAACTGTTAAGCAAAGGGTGGACGGCTCGGATTTGAACCGTTCGCCCTTTCAAATTAAATTAAGGAGAATTAAAATATTATGAGTAGAAAATCTTATGTAAAAACTGTAAACGCAAACGCGACTTCGGTACTTGCAAACAGTATAGTGCCTATTGGCTCTACCTTGACAACGGGCTATAACCGTTGCAACATTGAACGCGTCGGCAATAGCGTGGTTATTTATGACCGTTGTTCGAACGGATATAAAATAACCGCAAACGTAACGTTTACCGCGCCTGTTGCTGGGACGATACAACTTTTAATGCAACAGAACGGTGCGACGATAACAGGAGCAACAGCGTCTACAACTATAACAACCGCGACGACCGAAGTAAGAAATCTTTCGTTCAGCACGATTATCAAATCGACGAGCGGTTGTACAAACGACGTCATAACGCTTATTACTGGACCGCTTGCAATCACAACGAGTAACGTTGAATTTGACGTAGAAAGTCTGTAATAAAGGGGTGCGAGATGAATTTTGGAGAGGAATTTTCGATAATTGATTTTGTTTCAATGCTTTCATTTATTATTGGGCTTGAGAACTTGAATCTAAACAAAATTCAGGTCAATGATATAATGCGAGAAATGCAAAACAACCAAAACAAAATGCTCTCCAAAATCATCGAGCAAAACGAACAGATTATTAAAATGTTAAAGGAGATAGACCGAAATGATTGAAATTTTCAACGAGATAAGCACAAGAATGACCCGTAGTATAATGTTTTACAGCGAAATGGCGGATATGTTTGACTTCTTGTCGTTACATGGATTAAAACGCATTATGGAAACGTTACATATCGAAACGATTTGCGAACGACGCGGACTGCACCGCTACGCTTTGAATCGCTTGAACAGGCTTATAAAAGAAAACGATATAGCCCGCGAAGATTATATCGATTCGTCATGGTATAGTCATGTTCGAGCCGACGTCGATACGGGAACACGCAAAAAATATCTTTCCGAAGCAGTTGAGAAATGGGTTATGTGGGAATCCGAAACGAAAAAATATTATGAGACTCGTTTCAAGATTCTTACAGATAACGCAAAAATTGCGGAAGCCGATAAAATCAACGAATTAATTAAATGCGTCGATAAAAATCTGAAATGCGCTACAAGACTTATGCTTGATTACAAAGCGGTAGGTTACGATGCAAACTACGTTATGTACGACCAAAAAGAACTGCATGAAAAGTTCGAAAATCGGTTGAAAGACGGTTACAAAGTCGAAATGTGTTAAAATTACAGCCCCGAAAAGTTTTTTCGGGGTTTTTCTTGACAAATTAAAATAAAGGGTGTATATTATAGTTAAGCGAGGTGTCCGAAGTATGACCGAATTTACTACCGCTCCAAAGTTTGTAACACCCGACGACTTTTTCAATTATACGGGAAGAAGTCTTGACGCGATTTTACAACCTAACGAGAACGAATCGAATAAAAGCAATTTATTTCTGAAAAATGTCGAAGAGGACTTAATGTTCCGCGTCGACCATTTATCTTTCAGAGTTTATCGCTGGGATAATCTGACCGATTATCAATTAAACTGTTTGAAACGTGCTATAATCAAGCAGGCGGAATATGTATTGCGCAACGGCGACCTTATGACCGATTCTGGCTACGATATTGAGAAAGGCAAAGTTATAACTCGTGCCGAAATCGAGGAAATTGGGTTATGCGTACCTGCTACGGACGCGCTTCAATCGTGTGGACTTTTGAATCGCGTAATAAAAAATTATTATCGTTATCCGCGTTCTATTTAAGCAAAATAAAAATCTTAAAAAAAATTAAAATATTGTCGAGAAAATGCTTGACAATATTTTTTTTATGTGTTAAAATGCCCTTGCAAGTGAGGTGAGAGTAATGTTAAACATTAAAAAGTTGAGAGGCACATTAGGAATATCACAGCAAGATTTTGCCGACAGAATCGGAGTATCTCGTGCGTCGGTCATTTGGTGGGAAAGCCCCGAATGCGGTAGTCTTACGCCGAGAATACAAGCGGTAATGTGCGAAATATTCAATTGTAATCCGATAGATTTATACGGCGCGGATAATTTTAAGATTAAACCGAAGAACAACGAAGAAAGACGGCGGATGATTGCTTATATTAACGAAGAAATGACCGACGAGGAATAAATTATGGCTACGGTAAAATCGGATATAAAAGAGATTAAAGCAATGCTTGCCGACATGAATGACGGCGCGATGCATAAGGCTAAACTCTACGACCAACAGAAAGAAAGATTGCAAAATATTAGGTTGAGCGTAGACAAAGCGGCGGTGTTTTTCGACGCGACGAACGCTGTATACGGAGTTAAAGTGGAATATGCTATTCCGCCCGCGTTGATTTATATAACCGATAGCGGTGAGGTCGTCGCGAGCGATATGTTTAAGTCTATCAATCTGTTGGATTTGATATCGTTAGGCGATATGAAGAAAATTCAGACAAAAATAGATGAAGCATTGAAACATACAAAGGGCTAAAATAATCAGTGGAGATTAAATATATGCTGTCAAAAATATTTTATTTATAAAAGGAGTGTTTATGACAGCGAAAAGTAAATTCAGCGAGGAGTTTAGAAGAGTTCTTGAAGAACGCGGATTGTCAATGACGAAACTATCGACTATGTCGGGAATTTCGGTCGGACAGTTACGCAATTTACGCGAAGGCATTTGCGAACCGACTTCGCAGACAATATATAAATTGTCCGAGGCGTTGCATTGTTCTTACGACGCGCTTTTCAAGGCTTCTACAATACAGAAGTGATAGACGAAGAAAAGATTTTAACAAAAGAAAATTACAAAGACAATCATTATTATTTGTCTTACTCGCGGTTTTCTAAATTTTTGGACTGCGAAGCGGCGGCGTTTGCCGACTACAAAACGGAACCGACTACTGCATTTTTAGTAGGTTCTTATGTGGATGCTCATTTCAGTGGCGAAATGCCCGAATTTCAGGCACTTCATCCCGAAATGTATAACAGCAGGACGGGCGAACTGAAAAAAGATTTTGTAAAGGCAGACGAGATAATCACACGCATAGAGCAAGACCCGTTGCTTGTTCATTATATGAGCGGCGAAAAGCAAGCGATAATGTCGGGAGAGATAGACGGCGTTCCATTCAAAATTAAAATGGACTCGTATCTGAAAGACGAAGCGATAGTCGACTTGAAGATTATGAAAGACTTTAACAAAGTTTGGTCGGACGCATATAGAGCGTATGTCAATTTTGTGGAGGCTTTCGACTACGATATCGAACTTGCCATTTTTCAAGAAATTGTACGACAGAATACAGGCAAAGTACTGCCCTGCTATTTAGTCTGTGCGACGAAAGAGAATCCGCCTGATATAGGGCTGTTTGAAATCCCGCAGGACGCATTGGATAAGGCGTTACAGACGGTCAGAAACAATTTACCGCGATATATGCAAATAAGGCAGGGGAAAGTCGCTCCGCATCGTTGTGAGAAATGTCCGTATTGCAGGTCGTCGAAAAAGGCAAGATTGATAAGTTACGAGTATGCGGGAATGAGCGGAGATGAACTTCGCGAAGAAGGCATAGAAAGTAACGATGAAAAGGTAAAACCCGAAGAAAATTCGGTAAAATAAAATGAAGGAGTATCATTATGCACTGGAAAAATTTGGCAAATTATGACTACCTTGGAGCGTATTCGCTTGAAGGCAGAACGGAAGACGTTGTACTTACGATTAAAGAAATAAAACGTGAACGCGTAACTTCCGAGGGCGGAAAGAGCGAAGACTGTATTGTCGCGCACTTTGAAGAAACGAACGTAGACGGCGTAGAAGTTAAACCTATGGTTCTCAATAAAACGAATTGCAAAACCATAGAGAAAATCTACAAGACGGGCGAAATCGAAAACTGGATAGGCAAGAGAATTAAAATCTTTGCTACGACTACGAAATTCGCACGAGATATAGTTCCTTGTCTTCGTATCAGAGCGGAAGTCCCCGCAGAAGAAGTTTATGCTTGTGAAGTTTGCGGAAAGGTTATAGATAAAAAAACCTATCTTGCGACGAAAAAGGCATACGGCGCGGGCATTTGCTCGGCGGAATGTAAGGCAGAATATTTAAGCAAAAACGGCAACACCGAAAACAATAATTAAAAAGGAGATTAAACAATATGTTGCATTTTGACGGAAAAGTACAGGAAAACAAAGAATTTGAACCCATCGCGGAAGGCGATTACGAAGTTACGCTCGAAGCGGAATGGGCAAAAACAAAATCGACGAATGAGCCTTACATAAACTGTAAGTTTACAATTCGTAAAGACGTAGAACAGAAGTTCGGCGGCAGAATGGTATTCGACGGGATTTACAAGAGTAAAACGACGGGCGAATACAACGCTTCGAAGATTAACGCCATTCTTATGGCGATTCCCTGCGCAAAGATGGATTTCAACGATTACGATGAACTTATTCAGTATATCAACGGTCAGAACATGATTATATCGATTGAAACGCAAGAAGCGCAAGGCGATTATCCCGCAAAAAGTATTGTCGGCTATTGTTCGTACAGAACGACGGAACACCTTCCGAAAACCGAAAAGCCGACGCTTACGGAAGTAAGTGAAGATTTGCCTTTCTAATTTCTAAATATCAACACAGCAAAGTCCGTGATAAGAAAGAGTATTGCGGACTTTTATAGGCGGCAGAGAAAAGGTCTCCACAAGCACAGCATATTACCTTTCGGCTCGTTGCGGTTCAAATCCGTAGCCGCCTTTCATTAAAAGAAAAATCGGTGTACTATATGGACTTACATGCATTACAAGAAAAATATAAAAGCGTTCCGAGCGAACTCAAGGCACTGAAGAGATGGGTGTGCTTTAACGTCGAAGGGACGGAAGACGGGAAAACGACAAAACGCCCTTATAATGCTTTGACTGGCAAAAAGGCGAAAGTCAACGACGAAATTACATGGACGACTTTTAACAACGCGTTAAACGGCTGTGTAAAGTATCATCACGACGGTATTGGATTTGTTCTTGGGTTTGGAATATTCGGTATTGACCTTGACAACCATGCAGATAAAGACGGCAATGTCCCGATGAGCGACGAAGAGTTCAAAACCTTTTCGACTCAATTTATCGACGCGTTGGATTCTTACACCGAATATTCGCAAAGCGGGAAAGGTATACACATTATTTGCGCAGGACAACTTCCCGAAGGTAGTCGTCGTAAGGGCTGTGTGGAAATGTATGATTCGGGTCGTTTTTTTGCGTTTACGGGCAATACAATTCGTAATACGACGATTAACGAACGTTCCGAAGAAGTCAAACCGTTATGGGAGAAGTACGTTAAATCCGAATACGCTCAAAACGTAGTTAAAAGAGAGCCGAACCGTTCCGCATTGGTGCTGTCCGATGATGAAATTCTTAACACCGCATTGGCGAGTAAACAGGACGCGAAATTCTATGCGTATTATCACGATGGCGATATATCTATGGACGGTGGAGATGCGAGTTCGGCGGATATGTCTTTCTGTAATATGCTTGCGTGGTGGTGCAACGGCGATAAAGCGCAAATGGATAGAATATTCCGTAGTTCGGCTTTAATGCGTGACAAATGGGACGAATATCGCGGCGAATACACTTATGGCGAGAAGACATTGTTAAAAGCAATTCAAACGTGCGATGGCGGATATTCGGGTGAAAGACTATTCACAAACGGCGATACTCGCGGAATGACTGTTGCGGATAAAAAATTTACTATTCGTTCTGAATCAGGGAATACCGAATTGTCGTCGACCGAATTAAATCCTGACGGTTTAACTATGAATATTGACGACGAAGGCGAGCCGATATTCCGCATAAAAAAGATATTCAAGCGATACCCCTTGACCGATACAGGCAATGCAGAGCGGTTTTACGATTATTTTGGAGAAATCTTCAGATATAATACGACCGACGAATGCTTTATGTTTTGGACGGGTAAGACTTGGGTAAAAGATACGAAAGACATTATCCGTAAATATGCGGATAAATTTATCGCAATATTAAAAGCCGAAGAAGACGAAATTCATGCACAGGCATTAGAAGCCCAAAAAGAGGGCAATGACGCGAAATCGCAGGAACTTGTAGCGTTTCTTGCCGAACTTATTAAAAACACCAAAAAGGTGTCGAATAAGGCGGGGAAAGACGCTATGCTCGCCGAATTAAAGCATACGGGTAAAATGGCGGTTGAAAATACTCTATTCGACCAGGACCCGTATCTGCTTAACACCGAATCTGGCGTTGTTGATTTGAGAACGGGTGAAATACTTCCGCAAGAAACTGCCAAAGACTATTATATGTCTAAAAATACGAATATTAAAGTTTCGTTTGAAGAACCGACAGAATGGTTAAAATTTCTTCGTAGCGTCTTTATGCCGTCGGATAATAACATATACGACGCGGAAGAATGTGTAAATGCGGTACAAACCTATTTGGGTTATTCATTGTCAGGTTCGACGAAAGAGCAGGTAATGTTTCTGCTTTACGGCATAGGCTCGAACGGTAAATCAACTTTGACCGAAACAGTAGCGAAGATTATGGGCGATTATTCGTCTGCAATTCCGAGTGCGATTTTAATGGCACAAAAAAATAATACTTCGTCAGCGGTAGAATTTGCATTGGCAAGACTCCGCGGAGTTCGATTTGTCGAAACAGGCGAAACGGATAACGGCGGGAAACTCGCAGAATCACAGATTAAACTTTTGACGGGCGGAGATAAGATACAAGCGCAGTTCAAATTCGGACAGCCTTTTGAATTTTATCCGCAGTTTAAGATTTGGATGTCGACGAATAACCGTCCTATAATAACGGGTACGGACGAAGGCATTTGGAGAAGACCGAAAACTTTGCCGTTTATCAATTCATTTACGGGCGATAAAAAAGATAAGTTCTTGCCCGAAAAATTGCAAAGAGAATACCCGCAGATTCTCGGCTGGTGTATTCAGGGATTTGTAAAGTATTGGAACACAAGAAATGCAAAAGGCGAGAACTGCAATTTTGCCGAAAGTAAGATATTCACAGAAGACAAAGCGAAATACAGACAAAAAATGGATGTTGTTGCTCAATTTGTTAAAGACGAATGTAAACTTACTCAGCATAGCAAAACAGAAGCAAAAGAAATGTTTGCGGCGTTTAAGACTTGGGCGAAAGATAATAACGAATTACAACTCAAAGAAACTGTATTTCGAGAAAGATTACAGCGTTTGGCAAACATAAAAACCGAGATGGCGTCGACAGGAGCGCGGATGTATTGCGGCATTCGACTTAACGGCGTATATATCGGCGGGGATAAGATATGATAAAATCAAAGCAATTAAAGGTTGGAAACGAAACCGAACAGATTATCGCGGATTATTTTCAATCGTTAGGATTTTGGGTATATATTTTACCTAAAAAAATAGGCGGACAACCGTTCGACATTATAGCAAGCAAAGATAAGGAAACTTGGTTTGTCGACGCAAAACATTTAGAGCAAAATAAAGCGTCGTTTTCGTTCGAACGGATTGAGCCGAACCAAAAAACAGCGATGAAGATTGCGACGGAAAGAGCAAATATGGCAAACGTCGGATTCTTCATTTATTGGGATAGAAATCCCGACCGACTTTATTATATGCCGTACCGAATGTATAAAGGGCTTGAAAAGGCGGGCAATAAGTCGGTTAATATGAGAGAATTGATATGCAAACCTTTATCGGAAGTCAAATAGAAATAACCGACCCGTCGCGGGAAATTCTCGATTGGGCGAAATCTCGACTGATTTTAGACAATCCTGAATACAAACAGTTAATGCTTATGGGGAAGGAACGGCTTATAAAATGGCAACATATCCCCGAAAAACTGTATTTATACGCTCAAAAAGGGAACAGATTGATTCTTCCGTTCGGGTTGTTAAAGTCTGTGTGGAGATTCATCAAGGACTCTCCGTTTGATACGGGATTTAATAATGCGGGCGAAATCAGCATAAAAGATTGTAAACCGACATCGCCGTTATACGATTATCAGGAAACGGCTGTTAAGGCGATTATCGCGGCAAAAGGCGGCGTTTTGGTTGCTCCTTGCGGGGCAGGGAAAGGACTGCCCTTGGATGCCAAAATCTATACGCCTGACGGCTGGAAAAGAAATGGCGATTTAGTAATCGGAGATAAAGTTATCGGCTCGGACGGTAAAGAAACAACCGTTACAGGAATTTTCGATAAAGGCGAAGTCCCTGCATACAAATTAACGTTTACTGACAAAACCGAAATTATCTGTGATAAAGACCATTTATGGGCGGTTCAAAGTCAGGAAGCAAGGTCTTACGAAAGAGGTTTTCAAATAAAAACCGCAACGGAACTATATGAATATTATAATTCCATAGACAAAAAGAGTAAAGAATTGTATATACCTATAGTTCAACCCGTACAATTTAATCCTAAACCTGTCACTATAAATCCGTGGTTATTGGGAGTGTTATTAGGGGATGGGAGTCTTAAGAAAAAAGAAGTAACATTGTCTGCAACTGAAAAAGACATCATTTTGAAAGTTAAATCATTAACAACAGATAAACTAAATCAACGAGATAAATATTCTTTTTCATTTGTTGGCGGTGAAATTCTTAATCATATAAGAAAAATGGGCTTAAACGGATGTACTTTTGAAAAGAAATATATTCCTAATGATTATAAGTATAATTCTATTGAAGTTCGACTTGCTGTTTTACAAGGCTTATTTGACACTGACGGAACAATTTATAATGGGACTTATTCTTATAGTACCTCATCTTTACAATTAGCGAATGATTTTTTGGAAATTGTAGAGAGTTTAGGCGGCACTGGGAAAATAAACCCAAGGATAACATCTCATTTGTATAAAGGAGAAATTAGATATAGCAAATTAAATTATAGAATAGAATTTAAGTTATATTTATTTGTTCCATTTACAAGTGAAAAACATTTAAGTAAATATATTAAAAGAAAGAAATACAAGACCGCATATAGAAAAATTATATCAGTTAATGAAGTTGCTCCTATTATAAGTAGATGCATAACAGTTGACGCAAAAGATGAATTGTATGTAACCGACCATTTTATTATTACTCACAATACTCGAATGGGAATAGAAACAATACACAGAATAGGTCGTAAAGCCCTTTGGTTGTGTATGACGGGCGATTTGTTGCGTCAGGCAAAGCGAGATATGGAAGAACTCTATCCGTCGATTAAAATCGGTTTAACGACCGAAGGCAAACTCGAAATCGGCGAGGACGTTACAATTTCGACCGTTCAGACACTTTCTCGAATAGACCCAGCACTGTATAAAAACGAATTTGACGTTATTATTTGTGACGAATGCGCTCATGTATGCTCGTTCCCGTCTAAATTACAAATGTTCGGTAAGGTTTTATCAAATATTCCCGCTCGAATTAAAATCGGATTGACGGCTACTCCGTCGCGTTCCGACGCAGGAATGATACGGGCAATGTATGCTTATATCGGAGCAGATAATAAAGGCGAATTTGCACCGACGTATAAAGTTGACCGCTCATTGGTTAAAACAATTCAGGCAGTTCACGAGAAAGTTGAATTGCAAAACGGTTACGACAATGTGGAAAATATGCTCGACATTTACGACAGTTCGGGAATGATTATTTATAACGATTTAATCACCGCTTTATCGGACGACAACGACCGAACCGATAAGATTATCGATAATGTCGTAAAATGCGATTTAGATGGCAGAAAACAGGTCGTGCTGGCACTTCGCGTCGAGCATTGCAAGGTTATTGTCGAGAAGTTGCTCGAACGCGGTGTAAAAGCCGTTTTATGTACGGGTGCGGTAACGGCGAAACGCAGAAACGAAATATTGACGGGCAAAGTTGACTGGCAATGTCTTGTGGCTACTTATTCGTTACTTAAAGAAGGCGTTTCTATTAAAGAACTCGATACTTTGCATTTGGCAACACCGATAAAAGAAAAGGCAATGATTGTTCAGTCGGTCGGGCGAATCGAACGATATATGGAAAACAAAAAACAACCGATAGTCTACGATTATGTAGATATGGATATTCCATACTGCATTAAGGCGTACGACGCAAGACGCAGAGCGTTAAAAACAAGATTTTAAGGAGTTACTTATGGCAGATAAAATTTATAAAGTAAAAGACGAAGCAGACAACAATACGTTCGGCGAAATCGGTTATGATATAATACCGACCGCAGATTATACCGTCGTAAAAGTTTACGAACTCGGTTTAGAACACGAACTCCCGCAATATAAAATAAAACAGTTCTATGGCAACCCCGAATGGCGTGATAAGATTTACAAACCAAACAGAAAAGTGTTCAGAGAAAGATTTGATTTGAGATACGATAAAGGCGGTAATTTGAAACTCACACCGAAATTTACCGAAATGATTTCGAATTGGCAAATTCTAATCGAACTCAAAGGCGATAGGTGGGTCGGATTTTCGTCGTTAGATATGAGCGACACTTCGATTTACTACAATAAAGATTTACTCGACAAATACTTCCCCGAAGAGATTGCATTGTTGAAAGAACGCAATTTAATCGAAGAAGTCGAGGTCGAAAATAATGAGGGATGAAATATTCAGCGTAGACGACCGCGGTTACAGACATTTACTGCTGTCTCGGCTTATCGGCGAAGGTTATACCGACGCTTGGTTTACAAATTGTCGAGTCCGTTACAGACTGTTCTGCGGCGCACGTTCTACGAAAAAATCATATAATATAATCGGTTGCGAGCCGATTATGAAAATTCTGTCAGATTCGCGACGAAATATTCTAATCGCTCGTCAAAACGATAGCGATAACCGTCAATCGACGTTTGAAAACATTACGGGACGAATTATCGACCTCGGTCTGGAAAACAGTTTTAAGATATCAAAGAATCCGTTGACAATCGAATATATACCGACGGGGCAACAGATAATCTTTCGTGGGCTTAACAACCCGACTTCCTTAAACGGTATCACGTTCGCACACGGCTATTTTACCGACGCTTACATCGACGAAGCGTTCGAGATTCCGACATTCGAAGACTTTCGTAAACTTGACGGTTCAATCCGTGGTAAACTGCCTGGTGATTTATTCTTTCAGATAACAATGTGTTTCAATGCTTGGGACGGAGAATCTTGGCTTAACGAAGAATTTTTCAAAGGCAGATTAGACGACGATTACGAATTATTAGACCGACCCGAAACGCATTACGTCGATTATTACGACCCGCAATTTATCGGACCGTACGGCAGGGGACTATATCTTCACAAATCAACCTATAAAATCAATGAGTTCAGGGCGGCAGATTACGATTTATCCGCACAGGAAATGAAGCGGAAATCGCCGAAAATCTATCAGGTTGAATTTTTGGGAATGTTCGGCAATACAGGTTCGAGCGTTTACGACGAGTTTAACGATTCTTTGGTTTTGCCCTTATCGTCGTTTGTCGGCAAGGATAATTACGGCAAGCCCGTTATGAATTTCTACGATTTTGCAATCGGTATAGATATAGGCTTATCCGACGGCGAAGGTAAAAAAGTAAAAGTCAATAAAGGCGAAGACCCAAACAGAAAAATCCGCGCGGCTACGACTATGTCGCTTTGCGCCGTAACGTCCGACCTTGAAAAAATGGTTGTCATCGACGAATATTATCACAGCAACAATGCGGCAGACAACTCTTGCAATACGGACGACCGCGAAAATCTCGGATTGCCCGCACAAGCCGACCGACTTATGCAATATATCTCCGAATGGATGAAAAAATACAGCGGCGGCGGGACTTTGCTAATGAACGGACAGATTAACGTCTATGTCGATTCTGCCGATGTCGGTGCCAGAGCAGTACTCGAAATGAAAGCCCGCGAATGGGGATTTTTCAATTTACGGTTTATGCCGTCAACGAAAATCAGCATTCAGTCCCGTATTGACTTTTGGCGTTTAATGATGGCTTATTCGTCGTTCCTTGTTTGCGACCAGTGCAAAAACCTTATCCGCGAAATTAAAAACGCGCGTAGAGGCAAGAAAGGCGAAGCAAGAGCCGATGTCGACGACCATATATTGACTGCTACCGAATATGGTTTTCAGCCGATTATCGGTCAATTAAAGCGTTGGCGGTCGTTCAAATTGCATTAATCGTTTGCGTTATACAAAAAAGTGTGCTATACTTTGCGTGTTATGAAGAAATTTTTCAAAAAGGTTTGGGAGTTAATGCTCAAACCGTTCAAGTGGATTGTTCAGAACTGCAAAGATTGGCACACTTTTCTTATATTCGCAATAGTCTTCGTCGTGTTGAGTAGTGAAGTGTGGGTGCCGTATATCATAGCGTTTTGCGTCGGGATGAAAACTCCGACAGGAATTACATTAACGAGTTTCGGAACGGCTTGTTTTGTCTTTTGGCAACTGCCAGGAACGCCATTTTTATTGATTTGCCTTGGCTGTACGGCAGGAATTAAAGCGATTTTCAATAAAATAAAAAGCAAAAAGCAAGGCAAATCCGAAGAAAATCAAAACGAAATAGAAAAATCTTAAAAAAAATTAAAATATTGTCAACAAAACGCTTGACAATATTTTTTTGTTATGTTACAATCAAGGCACCAAATCAAAGAGAGGTAAACTTATGAATAACGAAATTAAACAGCAAGAAATCAAAAACATGACAAGATTTATTCCCGCGACTTTCAACGGAAAGAAAAAGTTTTTGACAGATAATCAAAGACGACTTATTGCGGAAAAACTCGTAGCCGAAAATTACTGTCAAATTCCGCAAGGCGCACTTTGGGTGACGTCGGGAACCGAATTGGCTCAATCGATAATTTTTCTCGGTCAGGCTCCGTCGTATCTTCAACTCGAAGCGGATTTGAAAGACCAAATGAGAAAAGAAGAATATGAAAAGGCAAAGAAAGTCGTCGCGCAGGAAGTTTTACAGGATATGTACGATAAATGCTTCGAACTGGTTGACCCGTACGACAACGATTGCGAAGAATGTAAAGGCAGCATTGACCCCGACGATATTTTGTCTTTGGCAGAATATTACGGTGTTGAAATAGAAAAATGAGACACGATAACTGCAAGAACTGTATAAGGGGATGCGAACACGCTGGCACTGACAGAGAGTTCTGCATCCCGACAGGGAAAGAAAGTTGTAAAAAGGTCGGAACGAAACAGTCTATAATAATTAAAAAATTTGCAGACCGCGTCAAACTGGCTTTCTATCAAGAATTTGACGAAATCATACCGTCAGTTATGGCAGAAAAAATAGATGAGATAGCAAGGGAACTTGAAAATGAAAAGTGAGATTGTTAAAAAGAATAAAATGTTGTGTTTGAGTTGTATGGGAACGCACGAGGTCAACACTGTCGAAGTTCTCACTACAACCGAATACAAAGGTATAAGGTTGCAATACAATGCCATATCATATCATTGCCCGATTTCAGACGATTATTGACAAGGAGAAGATATGATAAATGAAAACTGGAACAGAATGTTGGAGGAATACAGAAATGTCAGAGAACGAGATAAGGCGAATCATAAAAGATGAATCGGTATACGCTCAAAAGTTCTGGAAATTGCACGACATTTTAATCAAGAAAGCACACGAAAACTATGATAGAATCGACGAGGATGCGGTTTATGAGGTTGATTTGGACTGTATTTTCGGACAATTTATGGCAGATGAATTTGAACATTGCCGCAAGGAAGACTTAAAGTCGTTACAAGTTCAAGGAGCCGAAAAACTTGCATTTAAGATTGAAGAGGCTTTTGCCTATTACAACGATGAAGATAAATTTACTAAAAAGAATATACTTGTAACAATAAAAGATTTTTTGAAGGAAATCGAAAATGGACTTAATGACTAATCACATAGCAAAAATTATATGCGATACGGACCTGCCTAATTCTAACGGATTCGGTACGGTTCGATTAAACAAAAAAGAAGCAGAGATTTTGGCGGCGAAATTGGTTTCGGGACTATATCCACAAGACAATCTCGTAGCAGACTTTGAGCAACAGTTGAAGACCGAAAAGGCGAAATATTTTCCCTTGCTGTCGAATGTTATCGCGACGTATACAATAAACTGCAACGAGTCGAAACGGGCAAGTTCGATTTTATATGGCGCAAAACAGAAGACGGTGAGTTCCCCAAAATCGGACAAGAAGTATTATGTTTCTGTCAGGGTGCAAGAATGAGCCAGTTTTATACTCTTGGGACTTATCACCCGTCGCAGTTTTGGAGTTTGGACTTCACTCACATGGAAGGCAAGGTTATTGCATGGACGGAGATTCCTCAATATGAATAAACGCTGGCACATAGTTCTTCTCGTTTCGGGAATCGTCTTTGCTATTGCGAGTCTGGCTGGTCCGATTTGGGCTTTTATATATCAAATCAGATTGCAACTCGAAAGATATGGCGAATTTTTCGGCGGATTCCATATATTTAACTGGCAAGATTTATGGTATTTGACTTTGCTCGGAGAATTTATGGCGTGGATATTGATTAAGTTATACTGCGAAATAAATAACGAAATATTCCGCCAAATGCTCTGTAATATTAGGAGAAATGTAAAATGACATCATTAAAACAACTAATCGAAGAAAATAAACTATTTCATTACGAAGATATCGAAATTATCAAAAAATGGTTCGTCGAAAACAATTTTGAAGACCTTGGACTGCGAATGATACCCGAACTCGCGGCAATTAAAGCGGGAAAAATTCAGAAACAATTGGACTATGCAAGGTCGTGGATTCCCGTAAAAATCGATGTGAGAAACGAGGACGGCATAGATTCCGATACAGCCCAAAAGTTAAATAAAATCGTTACATATTGTATGCTGTCAATGGATTTGCCCGAAATTCTTCTTGATTGGGCAAGAGAAAATATTCCGAAAATGAATTTACCGAAATTCTTCTTTATGCCTACTATTGACTATTTAAGAGGCAAATACGGAATAGAGTTCAAAGATGGGTCGAATGGGCAAGGGAGTAAAAATGAATAAAGAAATTTTATTTAGAGGCAAGCGAGTAGATAACGACGAATGGACTTTTGGGGATTTAATTGTAAGCAAAAATAAATATTATATTCACCCGCAAGGAAATTCGTTTCAAGTTGACGGTGTATTATCAAGGTTAATCGTTTTACACGAGGTAAAATCTGAAACAGTCGGGCAGTATACGGGTTTGACAGATAAAAACGGTAAAAAGATATTTGAGGGCGACATTGTAAAATGTCTTTCATTAGAATATGGGTATGTAAATAAAGAAGTTTATTATACAGAAGGTAAAGCGAAATTCGGGTTAAGCAGTTGTGGAACTGATTACGAGTTTGGAGAGTATATTGATGTCGAAGTAATCGGCAATATTTACGACAATCCCGAACTTTTAGAAAAATAAGAGGTACTTATGAACGATAAGAATTTATATCGCGGAAAGCGGGTAGACGGTAAAATTTATGACGGCGTTTGGGCATTTAATGGCGGTTGGGTGATCGGCGACCTAATCGTAAGCAAAGACAAATATTATATTCACCCGCGAGCAAACGCTTTTCAAGTAGACGGTGTGCTGTCAAGGTCGGTCGTTATGCACGAAGTCAAAAAAGAAAGCGTCGGGCAGTTCACAGGGCTGAAAGATAAGCGGGGTTATCCGATATTTGAGGGTGATGTTGTCGCCGATTTCGTAAACGACAAAATACTAGGTGTCGGCGACGTTCAATTTAAGTGCGGTGTTTTCGGCATAGAGTGGACTCACAATAAGGTAAATAGAAGAATGGTCGGCGTTTTCGGACAAAGGCACAACTTACGTAGGCTTGACGACGATATAATGGACAATATAGAGGTTATCGGGAACAGGTTTGAATTTCCCGAATTATTACACGACTTATAAAGAGAAATGAAATATTTTTATTGCATAGCCGAGTGCGACTGCATAAATAAAGGTAAATTGCAAAAGGTAACACAAATAAAGTTCGAGAACGGCAAAACGATTAAGTACAAGTATTACGCTCAACTTTGTAAAAATACTTCTCGCGATTGCACTTGTCGTTATCGAATAAAAGATATAACTTATTTTGACACAAGGAAAGAGTAAAATGGCTAAAAAATTTATCAGAGGATTATACGAAATTAAGGATAAAATAAATAATTTGGATAAATTCGTTAAAATCAACAAGGCAGTATTTGATGAGTTGGTAACTTTTGGGAATAACAACGGTGTTGGGTTTAATATTGGTACGGGGTATGACGGCACAATATTGTGTGAATACAATGTGATTCGACCGACAAAAAAGGAATGTGAAACGGCATTATCGGGATTTAAGTATCGATTAAAAATGATTTTTAAGAAAATCGAAAGGCGTTATGAGGGTCGCGGAGATAAAATTTTTTAAGGAGTATATGAATGAACAAAGAACAGCAGATTGTAGAATTTCAAAATGATATAATTGATAATCTTTTTGATGGTGGCACTTATAAACTTGCCGAAGCCCTTTACAATGCAGGTTATCGCAAGACCTTTACAAGCGACTTTGCAAGCGACACGCAAAAGGCATATAAAGAGGGCTACGAAAAAGGCATTGAAGAAACAGTCGAAAAGCCCGTAGATACATCGAAAAAAGAATATCCAGACATTGACGGTATAGTGCGCGGGTTCGTCGTGAAAGACGGCAAAATTCTGTATGTAACGAATATTCTCGACGGGTGTAGACACGAGTTTAAGGATATTCACGAGATATGCGACGAACTTAACAATAATATGAAAAAAATCGACAGGCTTATGGAAGTAAACAATCATTTATGTTTTCAGTTGAAAGAATGTAAAAAATCGATTGTCAAAGAGTTTGCGAAAAACTTGAAAAAGAAAGTACATAACTATTATCCAAGCATTGACTGTTATTGTACGAGCAAGCACGTCATACTTGTTAAAGACATCGACGAACTATTAAAGGAGTATGAGTAATGAAAAGCGTTTTAATCAGTATTCGCCCTGAATGGGTTGAAAAAATAGTGAATGGCGAAAAGACAATCGAAGTTCGCAAATCTGCGCCGAAAGAATTACCGTTTAAGGCTTATATCTATTGCACGAAAGACCGTAAAAACCTGTTACCGATAGAACACGGTAAAGTATTGCAAAAGGTAAATTTTTGGGAAAACACAGACGCTTATTATGGGTTTGGCAGAGTAATCGGCGAGTTTATATGCGATAAGGTTGATGAATATACTTTTAGCCATTACGAAGCAGAATATCGAGTAACACACGTCGAACAAAAAGCAATGTGCCTTAATCAGCCCGAACTGATACGGTACGGCAAAGGCAAAACCCTTTACGGCTGGCATATATCCGACTTAAAGATTTACGACAAGCCGAAAGAGTTGAACGAGTTTTTTACGATTGCCGACGAGAGCGATTGTTGTTGCGGTTGTGTTTGGCACGAAACACCGCTCTTCGAAATGCCTTGCAGAACTTGCACGGGCGAAAGGAAGTATTTATATCGCCCGCCGCAGTCATATATGTTTGTTGAAGAGGTGGAGGAACAAAACAACAATGATAATTAAATTCGATTTAACCGAAAAGGATTTGAAAGTTTTGATAAAGGCACTCAAAGCGTATAAAAGCAAAAGTAAAATGATAGTGGAGGATTTGTTAAATTTAATAAATGGGCAAGTCGAAAATCATAAAGAGCAAGCAAAGAGTTAAAGATTTTGCGGAAGTATATACACCCGAATTTATTGTTAAAGATATGTGCGACCTTATTCCTGTCGAAATATGGGATAATATCGAAAGCACTTTTTTTGAACCCGCTTGCGGGAACGGTAACTTTTTGGTCGAAATACTCGCTCGCAAATACTCACGTTGTGAAAATGAAAAAGACGGCTTAAAGGCTTTATCAAGTATTGTCGGAGTAGATATTCAAGCGGATAATTGCCACGAAACGCGAGCGCGATTGTTAGAACAATTTATAAAGCAGTTCCCAAACGCAAACGAATTGACGATATTGCTTGCAAGCGGAATCCTTGCGAATAATATTATTTGCGATAATACACTTGACCCGAAAACAGAAAAACTAAAATCACTAATTAAGGAGTAAAAAAATGAAAAAGCACTACACACACGAAAGCGAAGAGTTAAATGCCATTTTGGGCAAGAAAGTAAAAGTTACACTTTTTGACGATACAACAATAACGGGCGTATTAACCCGCGCGGAGTGGAAGCCCGACCGTTACGAAGTTGCAAATTATTCTTTTCGTAAAACACACGTTAAAAAAATAGAGATAGTAAGATGAAAGACTATAAAAGATTGACAGAACGCTATGTTGAAGAAGAAGGCGATTTTTTCAAAAAAGGAACTCGATTAACTTTGAAAAATGCACCTGATGAAGAAATTTTAGAACGCCTTGCTGAATTGGAAGACAAAAACGAAAACGGAACGCTTGTTGAGTTGCCTTGTAAAGTAGGAGACACTATTTACGAAGTTTTCAAAAACCATAAACCGCCGTTTATTCAGCAAACAAAGGTCGAGAAAATCATAATTACAGAAAAAGGATTAAAACTGAAATTGGCTCGAAATTCGGTATATGAAACGGCAATTTCAAGTTTAGGGAAAACGTTATTTTTAACGGAAGCCGAAGCATTAAAAAAGATAAAAGAGGCAGGGCAAACGATATAATGAAAAAAATTTATGCAATTAAAGTCATATATGGGAAATTATATGTCGAGACAATTCCCGTTATCAAAGAAACGGATAAATTATATTATCTTGATAGGCAGTCCTCACTTCGTACGGTTCGGTACGTCTCGCAACTTCGAAAGGCTGAAGAGGGCGAGACTTGGACGACTAACGAAACAGATTTTAAGAAAATTGTTCAAAAGTACATAGACGACACATTGTCTATCGAAATGAAAAGAATAGTTGATGCACAAAATAAATTTGAAAACTTAAAACGACAAGTAAAAGCAAAAGGGTTAGAAGTAAATTTATAATTAAGTACAGGAAAATTAAGAGGTTCATTATGATAAACACAGCAGAATTAGCCTATGAAAAAGGGTTTAAGGCAGGAGCAAAACTTTACGAAGAAATGCTTGCCGAATTTAAGAAAGAGTTACAGGAACACGAAGAGTTTGCCAAACGCGCGGCAACCGAAATTCAAAAACTAAAAAACGGAACGCAATTAACCGTTTCGGAGTTTGTGGAACGCTATGTCGCGCATAATTCAGCCTTGTATATCTATAAAGAAACGTTTGAGTTCGAGCAGGTTCGGGACAATTGTAAACTTCGCAAACGTGTCGACACGTTGCTCTGGAAAGGTATGGATTGGCAAGCATCGGGTAATAAAGAAGATATTGCTTCTATGCAGTCTCGTGGTATTGTCCCTTGTCCGTATAATGATTACAAAGTTATTGGAGTACGGTCCGCGGTCGACTGCAACGATATAACGGCGATAAGCCTTGTGGTGGAAGAAAATCTGTAAATTTGTCAGTTCAAAAAAAATTAGTAAATGTAAAGAAAATGATTGACAAGATTATTTCTTTATGATAAAATAGGGGTACAAAATAAACGAGGTGCAAATAAATGAAAGACAATAACAAAAAAGAAACGGCACTCATTGGCTTAACGATTTGTATGATTGCAATGCTTATCTTTACAGGAATGCTTTTTGCTGGATTGCTTATCCTTGGAACTGTATCGCTTTTGACCGATACAGAAATCTGCATGCTGGTTACTATAACAGGAGTGGGGGCGGTCGGGACATTTACAATGTATAGAATGATTGACATGCTCAAATTGTGCTACAAAGAAAAAGTCGACGAAGATATCCAGAACGAACTTAAAGAAAAGGGGGGAAAGAGTTAAGATGATGGAATTTAATCAAATGTATAACTTTGTTGAAAGTGAATATGAATGGTACGCACGAGCAAGAACGCATGTGTTTTATCAAAGAGAAAGACATTATCATCGTTGCGAAAGAAAACGCTTTAACGGTAAAACATTTAGACATAAAACTAAATATTTTTATCAAAGACCTTACTACATTAAAAAGACTGTAATGAAAGGACAGAATAGTTGGAGATATGAAACATGAATCCTGACATCCGCAAAATCAAGAAAGTCGATAAAAACGGCAATGTAATAAAGATAATCGAGGTAGATTGGAATAAATTACCTTGCAGTAAATGCGAGCGGAGATACCACTTTACCTGCCCGAAAGATTGCTGGAATAAAAAGGCGAATACGAGGTGTATTAAATGTTTTCATTTCAAAAGCCCCGCCCCGAAGCCGAAAAGCGTTATTCATTGCTTATCGTTTTTAACGACGGAAGCGAATTATATAAATACTATTCGCACAGCCCGCTTATGATTGCCGACTGGGGAAGAGGTATGAGAAAAATGTTTGAGTCGGATATAAAGCAACTGTTTGTGTTTGACAATACACTCGGAATAAAAACTAAGGAGTTAAAACAGAAAAATGGCGATAGAAATAGTTAAAGAAGGTTGTAAAAAGTTTAATATAACTTGCCCGAATTGTGGTTGCGAGTTTACTTACGAATATGAAGACGTGGGAGTTGGTGTGGTGATTTGTCCTTGCTGTCAACTGAAATTACCGCATAAAGGCGTGAACGGAATGGTCCCTTACATACCGCCGATTTGGTACGGGAATCCGTCGTTGCCAGACGGATATAAAATTCGCGGAGATAAATTCAATGACTTGGTTTATCGCCCTTTCACGCTTCCCGATTGGGCAACGAAAGCGGATAAATGGAGCGGTTGCGAAGGTTGCCCGAATAACCCGAAGTATCTCAAAACGCCTTATGTCGGAGATTCGCCTTGTCAATTTTGCGCGAAAAATCCTAATAAAATTACTTGCACTTCGGGAGGTTCTAATGTATAATAATATCGACGAAAATATAACCGTTAAGGAACGTGGCTGGGCAGGACATTGGATTTGCGGGTCGCGCTGTAACTATCACAGAAATACTTTAATTTCGTTTAACAACAAGAAAATTGTGGTATCTACAATCGGTAAATATCAATCTCCTTTGACCGCCCCCGACTGCTGTATTCATCTGATAAACGGCTTTGAATCTATCGGCGGAGGAGAGGTTGAAGGCAATCGGTATTACGAAACTGAAATAGGATATGCAAGGTTCATTCGTGGTTATTGGGAATATTCGCCTAACGCTAACATTTATGATGATTCTCTTATGGAATACCAAAACAAAGTAAGTCGGATTGACCCCAGTTTTAATGATTCGGATGAATATGCCGACGAATATCACGACAAAATTGTTCAAACAGTTATAAATTTATTAAAGGAGAATAAATTATGAAAATCAAAAAGTTTTATTGGTACTCATTGTAGCAATCTGCACCGTTATCGGCTGTACGTCCTGCGGCGCGAAGAAAATCGGTTCGACGACTGAAACTACGCCGACGGTCGTAGTAACGAGACCCGATTACAGCGGAGAGATAAAAATAAAAATTATTGGAGTTATTTCTACTAATTTGGAAGAAATAAATAATCAAGCGAATGAATGGCTGATGGATAATCGGGATAAAACGATTATTTCTATAGAATTTCAAATAGGCGCGATGTATTCTACAAATGCGTATTCTACGGTAACAATAATCTACCGCGACAACGGTACAACCACACCCCAGCAATGACATCCCGAATAAAGCGTTTTCGAGCGAAGCAGTGTTCGAAATGCGTGTACTTGAAATGCACTGGGATAAACTGCTATAAATGCGACCAGTTTACAGCGTTAAAAGGCTGTTACTGTTTAGGGCGACCGAGACTATTCGAGAAAAAGTGTAAAAGGTTCAGACCGAGCAAGTAACAATATACCTGGGCAGAGCAAATCTGTTCAGGTATTTTTTATAAAAATTTTTCAAAAGTGTTGTAAAATCGCTTGACAATGTTGTTTGAATGTGTTACAATGTACTTACAAAATGAAAGGAAGGTAAACGAAATGAAAGATGATTTTAATTCAACTTACAAAAGACTGACTCGGCGCGACGAAAACAAAATCGCCGAACTCATATACGATGACGTCGATTTTGAAGCGACAGAACAAAATGCTGTGGAACGATTGGCTGAACTGGAAGATATGATTCAGAACGGCAAGTTAGTTATGGTGCCTTATGGAATCGGTGAAGAAATATTCTATAACGGACATAACGATATCTGTAGAGGATTGTACTATTCCGATAAGGGCTGGGACGGGGTAGATATTGGGAAAAGATTGTTCCATTTTGTCCCGTTAGAACATGTCTATACGATTAAAAAATACGAGGATGAAAAGTAAAATGAAAGTAATAAATACAAATATGATATTTGCGTTGATTTGGTTGGGTGTATACGTCATAATTTGGGTATCTGGATGGTTTGTAATTGACGCAGATAATTGGGAACCCGATATAGACCCTCTTGGAACAGCGATATCTGAGTTTTGCATCGTCGGCTCACTTGGATTGGTTATATGGCTTCCAAAATGCGAAATACTCACTCATTCAGTAGCGACACTGTGTCTCGCTTGTCATTTTTTACTAGTATTTTGGGAGAAGTTATCTAAAAGGAACTAATAATTATGAAACCTATAACATTGAGTAAAGAGCAATTAAGCAGATTGCTAAACGCAATACAAGAATTTGATTTAGATTTATACAATAAAGTTAAAACTAATGCTAATCGATATTATCGATTTTATGCTAATTTTGACGGTTTAACTTCGTATACATTAGGGTTTACAGATGTTAATTACAAACCGACTGCTATATATTACATATCGTGGGATTCAATAGATATTATTCACGATTATATTATGAACGATTCCAGCCGTGTTTCTTCTTGTGATTAGGAGGTAAAATGAAAGACTATTTTACAACAAAAGACCGCGTGCGGCATATCTTTATCGTCGGGCTTAAACCGATTATAGAAGATTTGGCTCATTCCGACGCTTTAACGCCCGAAGAAAGCCGTAATTTAACGCTTGCGGCTAATTGTATAGGCAAGGCGAACGACTCGATTTTAGAGCGTTTGGGAGCCGCATATCGCAAAAAGATTTTGGCAATGAACCGCGACAATAAAATCGACCTGATTAGTCGTTACGGAATGGGCGGAACAACAATATCAAACGTCGCAAGCGATGATATCGAACCTGCTCTGGAAGAATTGCGGTCATGGAAATGTATCGGCTGTACAAAAGATGATTTCAAAGACTGCGCGGTATACAATATGTGCATTGCGTGTGATTGCGAAATAAATCAATACAAAGACGGCAAAGGCTGTCCGTATAATATGTTTATCAACGAGGAAGAAGAATTATGATAAAACAAAGGCTAATCAGAATTGAGCCGATAAAGGGTGTTCGACCATTCCCGTCGAAATTACACAGTAAGCCAAACCCGAACTTAAAGTACGAGTGTGAAGTTGAGTTGTGTTGCAACTGTACCGAACCGAACTGCAACGGAGAGCCTTGCGAAAGATTAAAACAGGCATACAAAGAAAAGAAAGAAAAGGTAAAACAAAATGAGTAAAAGAATTTTATATAGATGTTATGAATCAAACAAATTAAACGATATTCCATGCCGCGATACAATTGGCTGGATAAACAATGAGCCGCAACTTCGGTACGGAGAATTACCACAAAACAAAACTATAACATATTCTTCGGAAGACGGTATGCACTTAATCTCGTTGTTGAACTCTGTCGATTATTTCACTGGAATCTGGGCGACCGAACCGTATTTCAAAGGAAAGAGAAAAATGGATAAATTGACCGATTGGGAATTGAGATATATCCCCGCGGGCAAAGAATTTGGCAAAAGAATGAAATGGGAAGATTTCAAAAAAATAACGAAGACTTACGAATACATTCCCGAACCGAACCCTGAAAAAATAATGTTTGCACAACTTATGAAATCATTATCGGCAGATGAATTTATTCAGTATTGCAAAGACAAAGGCTTAAACGCTCTACCTATCGTAAAATAAAAAGGAGAAAACAAAATGAAAGTAGACATTTACAACACCGAAAAGAAGTATGATATAATTTACGCTGACCCGCCTTGGCAACAAAGTAAAGGCGGTAAGAAATCCGTCAGAGCAAACAGTAGTGGTAAGCCGTTGGATTATAAAACCATAACTCTCGAAGAGATAAAAGAACACATCCGTCAAGCGACAAGTTTATGTGGTAATGACTGTATATTGTTTTTATGGACAATAGATAAATATTTATTCGAGGCACAAAAAATCGCAGAAGAGTTGGGATATAAACTCCACGCTCGTATGATTTGGAATAAAGTTACGGGGATTCCTGCGGCGTTTACTATACGATATGGACACGAATATTTACTCTATATGTACAAAGGGAAACTTCGTCCTGTTGCAACAGAGGAACGTGGCAAGATACATAGCGTATTTACCGAAAAAGTACAGCGGCACAGTCAAAAACCTCAAGTAGCATACGAAATCATCGAAAGACTATATCCCAACACAAACAAACTTGAGATGTATGCAAGAAATTACAGAGAAAGTTGGGATTGTTGGGGGAATGAGGTATAAAATGAGAGAGATTTTATTTAGAGCAAAGAGAAAAGGCGTTATAGACGGCGACTGTTACAGAAGTAAATATAAAAACGGCGACTGGGTTTCGTCGGATAGACAGAAGAAATTCGGATATATAAATCTTTCGCTAATCGGCGAAACAATAAAGGAGATAAAATAATGAAAGCATATAGGCACGTTTATCTTGATTTCCCTGATTTCACACAGGAAAGTTGTTATGAAGTTACGAGCGAAGTAACTTTTCAAAACGGCACTAAAGACGAGATTAAAACTACGATTGTTTGTGACAGTCCATATGATGCGATGAGAATGGTTAAAGAGTTCCTCTTATCGAAGAGAGATTGGCTTGTAACAGAAGTCCATGGGCAATGTTTTAAGTGTGGTTCATTGTTAATTACAAAACCTAAAATTCCGCAGTCGAAATATGTAGTCATTTGCGATAACGTAAAGCGTATATTTTACAAGGACGGCAGTTACAAAGAAATCAAACATTATTCGGTTACTCACGTCGTTCCTAACGACTTAGCCGTTTATTACGGAAAATTCGATACAAAAGAGGCGGCAGACGAACGTTGCGAGAAGTTGAACGAAGAATTTGAAAAACGTTTCGGAAAACAAAAATGAACGAAAAAGCAAAACAATTATTAGACGCAACGCTGGGCGAGTAGAGCGAATTATGGCACAACGAGGTGAAAATATGAAAATAGTATACCCAAAATCGGCAACGCAGTCCCCTCGCTTCTTTCTATTGCCATAGCGAAAGAAATTGAAAAAGTGTTAGGCTAACCCCGTCAAAACCGCAAAATAAATTTTAATAAACTATGTAAAATCGCTTGACAAGTAAAACAAAGTGTAGTAAAATATAGACATTAAATGAAAGAGGTTTGAATTTATGTTTTACGTTATCATGACACCGTTAGTAATCAGTGCAATCTTAAGTGTTATTTGGTGCATTCGTTCAATGAAAGATACCCCCCGCACACATAAATATAAAACGCCTAAAATAGAAAGAGTTGATTCGTCATACGTAAATCATGCATGGAAAGAGAGGGTCGATAGTATTTACTCTAAACTTGCATCTTGTGGTATGGAGAATATTTCTAAGGAAGACATCGCAAAGACATTTATGGCTTTTCTTCATAGTGAAGATTATAAATATCTTGCAGGACGGCTTGCTTTTGACATGGACTATGCGTTATACGCAGTTCTTAAATCAAGCGATTCGCTTCTCATTGATTTATTAAAAAGATTTAATGTTGTCGACGAAGGTTTCTTTTATGTAATTATTAAGTTATTTCAACTGAATAACAGACTTAATAAAGATTTTTTTGAAGATGCAATTATGAAACAAAATAAATCAGACATTAAAAACTTTGTAGAGTATATCAATACAGGTTATGGGATTGAGGGTTGGACATTAAAACAATGTTACATTACTAAACATAAAATTTACGGGTGAAATCTATTTAGACAATGAAAGGGAGTATTTGACATGAATATCAAAAATTATCCAAAGATTGGAGATAGACTCTTTTTATTACATAAAGAAATAGTGGTAATAAGGGTATGTACATTGTTTGGATTTGTTACTGTTCGCTATTTGGACGAAATGAAGGAATTTTGTGTGGATGTTTGTGCCTTATCTCAAGAACCAGACCTTACAAATTCAATTTCGTTAAACATATTAAGGGGTTGAATTATTCCATTGATAAAAATAAAATAGAACAAGAATATCAGGATATTGAAAATGAAAAAGAAATCACTAATAAAAAAATCAACGGTAAAGAAAGTCGAAAGTCTGCCGCTCCTTAATGCGGCGATTGCTATGACTGCGATAGACGGTAACGTCAATTGCGAAATGTGCGGAAGTAAGTTATCGTTAATTACGAGCATTACGACTTTAATCCTTGCGTTTTCAAAGCGTAGTAAAATGCCGCTCAACGATGTTTTGGATATGGTTACGTATCAGGTAAAACAAGAAATCGCCGAACAGGACGCAGAAGCCCCGTTCGGTAAAGAATTTGAAAGTAACAACGGAGGCGAAGAAAATGAAAAACAGCAGACAATTCTTAACTGAAGTCAACAGAGCAACGGAATGTCTTGAACATAACGGAATCGCGACCGTAACTCTTCCCTTAAACTTCAAAATCGAAAAGCCCGAAGATATCGATTGTATGACCGTAACGGATAAAGTTATGACAGAAATCGTCAACAATCGAAATCAGGTGTTTGTCCGTTCTGTTTTAGAATGGGCTAAATCAAACGGTTATACCTATATCAACCTGATTGACGAGCAGTTTATTAAAGCGGCGTTTTCCGCCGAATTTAATCACAGACGAGGCAATGAAAAGTCTGAATTTGACCGCGGCTATGCAATCGGATATAACGAAGGGTTTATTGCAGGTCTGCAAGGGAGCGAACCGAATGTTTGAAATTAAACAGAATAAATACAAATCGAAATGTGGCAAGAATTTCTCGATACGACTTCCACAGGAACTATTCGACAAATAGAATCCGTAGCGAAGTCGACGGGAAGAAAACGCAATCAGGTAATCAGAAAGTGCCTTGAATTTGCGTTGGATAATTTGGAGGTAAAAGACAATGCCGAAAGGTGAATTTACAATAGACTCTTTAATCGATTTCCGCGTCGGAGATAAAGTTATAACAGCGCAAGGCGACATAGGACGAATTACAAGTGTTCGGTTTTGGGACGGACAAGGGTTTCCCGATATTGACGTTCGCTGGACTGATGCGCATTTCAGAGAAAATAATTACGAAGGCTACGGAGCAAACGGTACCGAAGTACGGGCAATAAACTTATATGATTGCGAAAACAAGTATAAAGATTTTTATCAAATCGGGAAAACCGTTTTAGGCAATATAGACCTGTCTTCCGTCGAAGAAGCGCGAAACGAAGCCTTATCAACGTTAAACAAATTGCAAGACAAAATCAAATTTTTGAATAAATTAAAAAATGAAGGAGACAAAAAGAATGGATAAACAACTTTATGCGAAATGTTTTTCGGAGCGTTTAATGGAAATGTCCATGGCAAACGAAGCGGCGAATATCATCTTCGTTAAAGAATTAAAACCGCAGATGAATAATCTCGATTCGGGTACAAACGCCTACTGGGCTTGGTTTAACAGGTTGTCGGCTTATCAGCAGAAAATATTTCTGAACGACGGCAAAATTTACAAGAAAAGCGATTTCAAACGCGTTAGAATCGAACTCAACAAGGTTCTTATCGAAGCAGAAAAGGAGAATGGATGATAAAAACTTTTAATCTGCCTTGTGATTTTGGCGAGACATTGTACTGGAAGGACGAGATAAACTTTCGCGTCGTTCCGATATCGGTTACTTCGTTTACGTTCAGCAAATCTTCGTTCCGAGTTGAAGGCTACGAAATGACATATCGCGGAATGAAAATGCACAAGGGAATTTGGGGCGTTTCGATTTTCCTTACAAAAGAAGACGCGAAAAATCAAAATCTTTATAAGTACAATATCGGCGACTGCGTCCAAACAACTCTTCTGCCGTCGGGCGAACCGATAATCGGAACTGTTCTTGACCGAAACTATAACATTTACGGCGACGTAAGTTACAATCTGAAAACCGATTCGGGAATAAAGTTGTTTTGGGAAGACGAAAACGGTAAAGCAAACTTAATTTAGGAGATATAGTAAAATGAAAACAAAAAGAGTTTTTCTCATCATTATGTCGATTTTAGGCATTCTTTTAATCGGAGCAATTCTTCTCGCGGCTTGCGCCCCGAAAGATAAAGATTTCAAGACCGAACAGGAATGGGCGGCAGAAGTCTGCGTTAAAAAAGCATACGATAAACTCGTAACTTCCAAAGGCTACGACAAACTTGAAGGAGTTTATCCCGACGGGAATATTCAGTCTCAAAAAATAAACGTTACAACGGTTCATAACGACAAAAACTGTACAGATTATGTTTATAGTGCCGTTAGTACGTTTTGTATAGTTAATGAGGGTAATTTATCGGGCGGATATCTTTCTCACTGCTATATACTTGTCTGCGTAAAACAAAAACCCAAAAGTTTCAAAACAAAATTATATAATTTTTTTCAGGGCAATAAAAAAGTTCAGAAATCCGAACTTCAAATAGAAATACTATACGTTATGTAATAATAAAGAGGCAAAACAATGACAATACAAACAGAATACTATCCTTACAATTTAATCCTTGCGATTTTCGGCGCAGGCAAAGATTCCGCGGGAATCAATACGACAGCGTTTGAACTTAATCTTAAACGCGTCGCTATGTACGCGCAGATTTCCGACCGCGACGTTGAATCTCTTATCTGGCGTTACCGCGACGGACTGTCCTATCAGGCAATCGCAAAACGCTACGACAATACCGTTACTCGTCAAGCCCTTCAAATCGCGCAACACACCGCGTTAAGCAAACTCAACAGGGAAGAATACTTCGAAGAATTTTTCAGAAGCGTTGACAATCAGCCTGTTGTTCTGTGTGGAGATAAACTTAAAACCGAACAGGAATTAACCCTTGCCGACACTTCTATTTCCGCGTTTAACTTTTCGACGAAAACAAAATCCGACCTGCGTCGGGCTGGTTACGCGACGATAGGCGACGTTGCAAAAAGCAATATTCACGACATTATCGCACTGCCGCACATTCACTGGAGAAATTCCGAATCGATTTTTAAGGCGATGTCCGAACTCGGAATCGCTCGTCCTTCGCCCGAAATTCTTAACGGAATAGATTCGTTTATCAAAAAGTACAAAATGTCTTACGAAAACTTACTCGAAACGGTTAAATACGTTATCGTCGAAAAATCGGAAGCACAAAATTCTGCGGCGGAGGTCGACGATAAAAATGAAAAACAGTAAAGCATATTTTGCAGGAATGATGTTCTATCTTTTAACGACGAATCCAGCAGTCAGATATTCGCAGAACTACGCTTATATGGACGCTTTGTCAAAAGCGGCGTTTGCGAAACAGTTACAAAAGAAAGGTTATATCTTCGGGGCGAAATCTGCTCTTGACGGACAACCGACGAGAAAAGGTTTTAAGTTGCTTGCGGCGTTTAAGTATTCTATTCCGAAATATCGTAAGCAAATCGAAGCAGTCAAAGCGGGCGAAAAAATTGCAATATCCTCTGAATACGGGGTTTATTACATATAAGGAGAAAATCGACTATGCCAGAAATTACTAACAACGGCAGAAAAATTTCGAAGAATAATACGTCGGGATATACAGGCGTTTCGTTTGAATCCGTCGCGGGCAAGTATCGCGCCTACGTTCATTACAGCGGCGAAAAGATTGCGCTCGGCTATTTTTCGACCGCAGTCGAAGCGGCTCGCGCCAGAGCGGAAGCACAACAGTTTTATAAAATGCCCTTAGTTGACAGATTGCGGCTTGTGGACTATCTTTCGGATAAGTTCGGGTTATCTGCCGAGGATTCGCTTTCGGGCGTTATAGCGGCGTTAAATGCGTTTCGTTGGGGTGAGAGAATCAATATAACCACATTCACAACCGAGTACGTCAGGAAGAGAGTCGGCGGGGCGAGATTCGGGGATATACCCAACCCGCATACGCCCAGCAACGAAATATTAACGCAGTGGCTGAACGGGATGAGTATGGCTCGAATTGCCCGTTCATCAGGCAAGACGGCGGCGGAAATCGAAAGAGAACTCGCCGTTGCCAGGACTAAATATTTAAGAGAATGTTACTACGACAAATATACGAAACAGGAGCAGAAAAATGAAGAAACGAAATAAAATAGAATTTCACGTTGCGGACAAAGTCGTAACGGCAGACGGCATTACGGGCGATATAATCGCAGTAGGCGACGCGCTGGACGACGTTCCATGTTTAGACGTTCCGAAAGTTTTACGGACTTACGTAAAGTGTACCGTACGACTCGAAGACGGGACGATAGACAACATTACGACTTTCGACGAAGAGAACGGGTACGACAGATTTTACGTTATCGGGAATCAGGTAATCGGCAACACTCGCGAAAACGTCTTAAAGTATCAAATCGAGAAGTTAGAACAGCAGATTACCGAGAAGAAGAACAGACTAATCAAGTTGCAGAACTTAAAGAAAGTTTACGGCGAATCAATCGAAAAGCCTTTGCCGTTCGTCGATGAGGTATAACGATATGAGTATTTTTTCAAATATCTGTATCGGACTGCTTGCGGCGGGGACGATTGCGATAATGCTCGGTTTAATCGGGATGGGAATCGCCGACCGAAAAGAGCGTAAGACTGCGGAGCGGCTCGAAGACGAGCGAAAGAACGGGGGAACGGATGTTTTACCCGAAATCAATAATCAGTCGCAGGGAGAGTACAATCCGAAGCAGAGTCAGGAACCCGCAGAGGGGCAAACCGTCAGAATAAAAATTTTCGACAAAATTGCTCCCCGAAAAATAGTTTACCGCGATGATTGCAAGTATTGTCGATATGACGGTTACAATTGCGAGCCGTCTTCCTGCCAGAGTTGCGACAATTCCGAAGTTAATATCGACGGCGAGCCGTCTATATGTCATTGTTTCGACATACTAAAGGTTGAGAGCAAGCGACCGCAGTGTCCGTATTTCAAGGACAAAATCGAAGGTTAAGAAAAATCTTCACACAATAATAAGCCCATCCATTCCCCCTTTATTCCTTTAAGAAAACCCCGAATCGAGTCGTTTTTCTTTTTTTGAGATTACACTAAATTCGGGGTTTTCTGTAGTTTTTTCTTCGGGTCTCACCCGCCCCAAATTCCCCGATTTTCTTCATTTAACAATAATGTCAATACAATACTTTACTACGAAATTTTAGGATATGACAATAATGTAAAGTGCCACTGACGTATACCCCCCCTTTTTCTTCGTCAGTTGTATAAATCAAAAAACTGACGACCACCTCTTTTCACAATCTCATCACATTCTGACAGGAAAAATTGTAGTGTAAGTGAAAATGATTTTTTGCTCAAAATCGCAGATAATTACAGGACATTTTCTTTCTTATTTCTTTCTTTTCTCTTAAAAATTATTATTTTTACTATTAAACGCATGAAAAATAAAAATAAAAAAATATAGTATTAATAGCAAAAAATTAAATTTTTAGTCAACAACGTGTATAAAATCTTTCAAAATCGTAGATATTATCTTAAATTTTTGACCTGAAATCTTTATCACTTACACTACAATTTTTCAAAAACTGACGATTTGGCAGGAAAAAATATAGAACAAAGTGGGTTAAAACGGCTTGAAATGAAACGAAAATTTCTATTTATACCCCAAAATGATAAAAATGTTAAGTGATTGTTTTACTTTGCCACGAAAGTGCCGTCAAGTTACGGATTTGACATCGCTTGACACTTGACATTTTGACGTTTTGCCCGTTACTCACCCGCGCCGCTATACAGGTTTCTTTCTTTGAAAATTTTTGCAAAACGCTTGACAACACTTTTTTTCTGTGGTATACTTTGCCCAGAATTAAATCTTACGAGGTTCGTTTCACTATGCCAGTTTCCGAAATCGTTTCCCCGAATTGCCCCGAAACCGTCCGCTCTTATCTTAAAGACTGCGGCGTTCGCTCAACAGTCAGTTCGGGATTAAAACTCAAACTTAACCCTAATCTCTTTCCGTCCGTTTCTTACAGCAAACCAAGGGATTGCTTCGTTCTCTACTTCCAATCCCTTCACCGCTACGGCGAACAATCGTTCCTCTTTGACGAGTTCTCTACCTTCCTCTATCCCGAAGACTCAGACCCCGACGACGAAGAACGCCCTAAACGCCAAATTTCGGACGACGACCCAATCTTCCTGAAATTCTCCAATCAGGACGAACTCGACAACGCCCCCTTCATAGAACAACGCGACTTCTGCCTCGCCGTTATCAAACGCTTCTTCTCTATTTCTTCAACGGTCCTCAATGCCGCAAGACACCAGAACAAAAAACGACATCGCAGAATATCCCTACAACCTAAACCCGCTACCGTTAAAGCGGCTCTCGGTATTCCTAAAGAAGTTCGGCTCGTTCCTGTGGTTTCCTTCGACGAAAACGGTCAACCCGTAACTATTCACGTCCCGAACCCTAAACAACGTAAAAAACTTCAACTTCCCGACTTCGCCGACTATTACGTCCAACTCGCCGCTAAAGATTACGATTTTAACTGGTTCACTCCGTTCTGGAATGAATATACCGCGTCAAAGGGCAGAAAGGCGGTTAAAAGACGAGAAAGAGAAAAACTCGAAGAACTTTTCAAAGATAGGGTTTTATCGCTTCAAGGGCGGAAAGAATCCGTTTAACGGGTATTTATAAAACAAACTACATTTCAGAGGTGAATCGCATGGCACACAATAATTTCGATAAAAAATCGCTCGAAGAAGATATGAAAATCGGTATATCTCCCGACGACGCTATCGATAAGGAAAAGTCCGTCCCTGACCCCTCTTCTCAGTCCTTCGCAGTCGTCTCCGATAAAGGCTATCGCTCCGACGTCGAACCTGAATCTTACCTCGATTTGCTTCGCCCTAATCGCAAAAATCGCAAAATAGACGGCTTCGATTTCGACCTCGATACCTTCGAAAACCTCGTCTCCGTCTGGACCCCTAAAAAGAACTTTACGCGCCTCCTTCATTGCTCCGCTTCTCAACTCGACGTCTTCTGCATGAAAGCCTATAATATGAAGTTCACAGATGCTTACGATACCCTCTCCGACGTCGCTGACGTTTGGGCAAGACGCGCTATTAATAACCTCGCTCAACGCGGTAACAATACCGCTCTCGCTTGCGTTATTAAACACTTCATGAAACTCGAAGAAAATGCCGCTCCTCAACCGAATATTACTATCGTTAATGACCTCGGTAACGGTAAATTTTCTTCTATCAATAATGATAATAACTGTATCAATAATGATAAAAAGGACTGATTCGCTTCGGTCCATTCCCGCTCCGCTTTGGGGCGCATTTTTTTAGATTTTATAAGGAGTTTTTACGAATATGATTGATAGTTTGGGTAGGGAGTTGCTCGGCTTTCAGAAAGACAGGAAACGGGGGTCACGCGCGGTAGTCGTTCTTGATAACACACCTATCAAAAATGGCGATTCTCCCGCCGCCAATTCGGCTGTGAGGTACACCGATTTTTTTATACTTTAAGGTTTCAGCCAAGTCTCGCAAGTGGACTGAAAACAACTCCGTTTTTAATAAAATCCGATATATTCTGGAAAGGGCGAGTCAGGGTAAAAAATTACGTCGGTTTAATGTCGTTGGCTAAGACCTGCCCCGAAGTGAAATGGTTGGTTGAAAACTGTGATATTACACCTGCATTATTTGCAGTAGCGCAATATAATAGTTATATTGATTTTCCAATAAATTTTAAGATAGTGGATTACTGCGACAAGATTCGGCAACAGATTCCTAACTGCCCGAAATATTATCCTGTATTAAAAGAATACGACGAAGCAATTGCCGAAGTACGGCGTTGGGAAGATTATCTCATAAAGAAAGGCGAAATGACCGAGGAAGAGAGGTTCAAAGAAATATGACAATCAGAGAATGGTTAAAAACAAAACTGTTCGGAAAGAGCGGAATAGCGAAGAGCGCGACGGGTAAACCCGACGACGACAGACTCACTTTTATAAATGATAATGACGCGCTCATGCGTACGCGTATACGCGAATATAATATATGGTACTGCGGGGACGGTGACGAACTGTTAAATTACTATACCCACAACAATATGATAGACGCGAACTACGAGCCGTTTTATCTGCGGAACAAAAAAAGTTATTTTTGGGCAATATCGTCTACTGAAGGCGACATTAAAAGAACGCATAGCGGACAGCCGCGGAACATAGTAGATACTCTTGTGGGGATATGCCGATTCCCGACGATTTCGTCGAAAGTGACTGGGGACGGGAATAACGTAGTCGACCGCAATTTGAGAAAGATAATCGAAGAAGGGCGGTTGAAAGATTTGTATCGTCAGGAGCAGTTGCCGTTGACGTTAGTCGAAGGTTGGGGCTGTTACAAGATAAACTGGGATAAAGACATCTCGGATTATCCGTATGCGACGTATTACAGAGCGGACTGCGTCGACTTTATATATAAGGCTAATCGGGTAGTGAGTGTGGTATTCAAAGATTACTATACTTCGGCTGACGGAAAGAATTATATGTTAGCAGAAACCCGAAGCATAAAAAGCCGCCCTGTTGACGGGGACGTTACGGGGAGCGGGGAAAGAGAACGCTATCTCGCAATCGAATATAATTTGTTTTTGTTGGGTGCGGGAGATTCGGATGTGACCGCCGCCAAAGAGATAGACTTAAAAAGCATTGATAAGTTCGCCGACTTGAAAGATTTAGAAGTTTCGAACTGCAATATGCTTTTAGCGGTACCTTGCGTACTGTTTTCCGACACGTCGAAGATAGGCGGGTTCGGGCGTTCGATATTCACAGGCAAAATCGATTTATTCGATGATTTGGACCAGTGTTTGTCGCAAGCCTCGGAGAGTGTGAGAAAATCGACGCCGATAGAGTATTTCAATTCAGATTATCTGGAAAGAGATGCAAAGACAGGAATGCCGATACCGCCGCACGCTTATGACAGAAAATATACGGTAATACAAGGACAGCCGAATGCGGACGGAGCGTCGACGGGCGTAGCGGTACAGGTAACGCAACCGAAACTTGATTTTGCGCAGTACAGCGACCAGGCAACGCAGATATTGTTACAGATTATTAACGGAATAATGTCTCCTGCGACGCTGGGAATCGATATAGCAAAGAAAGATAACGCGGAAGCGCAGAGAGAAAAAGAAAAAGTAACGATATTCACCCGAAATTGCATAATCGACAGCGAAGCATTGATACTGAAAACACTTTGTTCGCAGTTGTTATGCGCGAAAGAGTTGATGGACACAGGCAAAATAACCGTTCACGACTATGACATATCGGTAAAATTCTCGGAATTTGCGGATTCTTCGTTCGAAAACAAGTTAGAGAAACTCGGAGCGGCGTTGGACGCGCAGTGTATGTCTGAAGAGATGTATATGGCGAAGTTGTATGACGACACGTTAGCCCCCGACGAGTATGAACGCGAAAAGCAGTGGTTAATCGAACATCATACGAAGCCGCGCGACGAAGGAATGCTCGGAATTGCGGGCGGCGGGGAGAATTTACCAGGAATGTTCGGGACTCCGACTGCCGAAAACGAGCAGAACGGAGAAATCGGAGCAGAAATAGGCTAAAACAAAGAGTGGCGGTACGGTTTTCTTTGAAAAGAGATGACCGCCGCCACTTTATTTATGAATAATTATACATATTATGGTGATAAAAATGAATAATTATGCAAAATTATCGTCAAAAAAATATAAATTAAGTGAAATAAAAGGCAAAAAACAGGCAAGCAAACCTCAATCCGCAAAAGTTTTAGATTATAAGTCTTTGCTTGTTAAATCCTATGTTTTGATAGATAAAAGTCTTGAAGAAAGATTGTATTCAAAACAGTTTGAAGAAAAACTTCGCCAGTTGATTAACCGCTATTCGGTTTTATCTCTATCTGAAAAGAGCAAAGTATATGATTCGATTTATGCTGTGTGGAAGAAAATGCGTTGGCATATATCCGACGGGAAATGGAAGGAATTGCTATATCGCAAAGTAAATTACGACACTCTTTTTTCTACAATGAGAAGAGCATATGCGACAAGTAATTCAAGAATAAAACACGACTCTTTTCTGCGAGCCGTAGAAAATGGATATATATTTTTTTTCTGTGCGGGACATGATAATTGCTCTGACATGCATAAACCTTTGCAGAACAAATTATATATCACTCGTCATTGGAGATTATATGTTAAGCCGACGCAATATGAAGCCGTGCTACAATTCATTAAACAACGCAGTATTATGACCGTCGAAGAGGCGATGGGTAAGCCTTATTGGCTTTGCTCGCGCCCGTTTTGCAAACATTTTTTTCAGCCCATAGACACCGATACCGTGCTTAATACCCCTCTTAATATTTTCGTACGAAGATATCATCAGACAAGAAAACCAATTTATTCGGATTTTGATTATTCGTCTTTCAAAAAAGATATTATGAAAGAGGTAAGAAGAGCCTTAAATACCTAATCCCGTGCTATTCAAAATCTCCCTTATAGGCAAATTCTCCAAAATATTCTTTTTCGGCTTTCTTTCTAACATCGACCGCATCCTCCATTGACTCAAATGTGCCAAGGTTAATCGTTTTATAATTTACACTTATGTGGGCGGTCCATTTGTTTGACGCTTTACAAAAACGAACTCCACTATAACCTGTTGTGTTATTTTTATAAATCTTGTGATTCATGCGATTTTGGCGATGTGAGCATATTCGTAAATTCTCTTTCCGATTATCTGCTGTATTATGGTTTATATGGTCTATCACCATTTTAGACTTTTTACCAAGTATAAACGCATGTAATAAAACAAGTTTACCTTGAAAATGACCGCCTATATACTTAAGTTTTGTCAAATGCCAGCACACATCTTTGATTTTATCATAATCTTCTAAATCGAAATAAAATGGATATCCTTTTGTTGTATATCCAATGCCATATTCGCCAGACAGGTCGTATGTATTATATTTTTTAGAAAACTTATATATGCGTTTTGCCCCCAATTCCTTATGAAGACATCCGCATGATTTCGTGTGATTGCTTTTAGGTACCTCCCTACTACTATTTTTTCTTTCCCGCAGGTACACCGACATAGCCATCTCGATTCTCCATGTTCATTGTTTTCAACTCTCTTTATTACAAGAAGTCGATTAAATTTTTGACCTGTAATATCTACAACTTCAGACATAGTCGTATAAAACAACAAAAGCACCTATTTACTAAGGTGGTACCAGCACCCTTTCAATAAATGCTTTATTGGCTAATATATGGTAATTAAAATATCTGGTACCTATCTTAATTTCAATATAATTATAACATATTAAAATTAAGAAGTCAAGCGATTTAATATATTTTTTACCGTGCTACTCCTACTTCGTTATTTCGAACGGGTCGTAGTACATAATTCTTTCGTAGCGTTTACAGCGGGACGGATGCGTTAATTTTTTGAGGTTAAAATCAGGGCGATTCGATACGTTTTCAACCAACTCTACCCGTGCTGATTCGGTTTCCTTAACGCGGTTAAAATACACGTCTTTTGCCGTTTCCAGATTCGCCGTTGCGTAGACAGGTTCGCCGTCCTGCAGTACCTCGTAGAGCGGATTACACATTGCTTTTACCCCTAACCGTGCCACTTATGATATGTCCGAGACAGCCGTCTTTTCGTACGGATTTTACTTCTGCGAAAGTCTTTGTCCCTGCGATAAATTCATCCAGTATAGCCAGAGCGGTCCGTTCGTTCGGGACGTAATCAAAGACTCTTGCCGTGCTATCCTCTACTATCGGGTACATTGCAACGGTGTAATTTTTGCTACCGTCCTTATACTCCCAGACTTCCGCCTGAACGTCGTAGTTTTCGGGCGTTTTGCCTTGCCTTAAAATTTGCATAATTATTCATTTGGAGCGACCGCGCCGCTCCTACCTCCTTTATAACTCTTCGTAGCGTACCATCTCGCCGCTTTGGTTAAACCACACCCGATAGACGCGGGCGGTAAGGAACTGCGCCGCATACTGCCGTGCAAGGTTCTCGTCCCAGAACGAGACGGAACGGCGGAAACCGTTTTGAATGTCCCGCCGCCAGTCGAACGTCACTTTATATTTTTGTACGAGATGCCCGCCGTTCATTACTTCAAGCCCAACTCTGCCATTATAGGCAACGCTTCGTTGATTGCCGCAACGATTTCGGGGTAATGCTTTTGATTGCTTTTCTTCGCGGCAAACGCCTTTAATTTGGCTTGTGTATTGCCTCCCCAACAAGCCGCTCTACTGAGTTTTTTCGCCTTTTCTTGCGGCATTTCTACGCATAAAAGCGGGCTGTTAAAATCTACATGATACTCTTTTGTTGCAATGCATAAAGGCAAAAAATCTGCTTCTATGGGGATATTCCACACTTGATAATTAGCGGGAATATGGTCGACGATATGGAAAACGTCCGTTCTGAAATTGTTGCTACTGTCGGGAATGCCTTCCCAGGTGTCGCCTTTCTTGATGTATTCGCTCATTGCTATAAATACCTCTCTTTTATTTGGTAAGTCCATTATATACTATTATAACAATAATGTCAAGCGTTTTCTTGGCATTTATTAAAATATTTTTAATTTACTTTGATTTGTTCGGATTCGTTTCCGCCGCCGTTCGGGTATCACATATAGCACGGTACATATAAAGAAAGGGCGGAACGTTTCCGCTCCGCTCTCTTTTATAGTTTTGATAATAAATCTCTTGCCATAGATAGGCAACTGTCCGCTGATACGCAAACCTTCAACTCTCCGCCCTTCTCTGACGGGCATGTGAGCCATTCGTCGCCGTTTTTGTCGACGGAATAGATACAACCTTCATATCCTGCTTGTCTTGCCAATATAGTAAGTATATCGTTTGTAAAGGCTTGCTTGCCTGCTTCGTTTTCTCTGTAAGTGTAAACCATCGTTTTACCTCCTGCGATTTATATAATGGGCTTCGTCGTTACACATTGACCTATACTCTTTCATATCTTCTTCGTATGGGTCGTAACTGTCTTCGTCGTCTTCTTCGTCGTCCTCGTCGTCGGGAACGTCAAACTCCCACCTTCTGAGTTGTTCGTCGGATATTCCGAACTCTCTCAAAAAGTCCGCCGTATCGTCTGCGCCTTCGTTTTCGCAACGGTTATCGATAATCGCTTCGAGAAGGTCGAGCCTATCGTCAACATCTTTCGCTTCGTCGTCGTAAACATTGCCGCTGACGATGTTAAACCCGAACTCCATAGCGGTTGCCGAAAGCGTATTTAATACGCCTCGGAAATAATCTTTGTCTTTTTCGGTAGTCGTCTTGTCTGCCTTTTCTTTCGTTTCCTGATAGAGTTTTACGAGATACTCTCTCGCTTCTTTATTGATTGCTATCATATTAATACCTCCTTAATTCCATTTTACCAAAAGCATATTGCCATGTTTACAGTAAATGCCATAACGACCGCTGAGAGTTGTTAAAACTTCTGCGTCCTTAGTGTCGCAATCGTAGACGTTGAATTGACCTTCGACGCTGTCGACATACTTCCAATTATCCTTCCAATTATCGGGGTCGTTGCCGTTTTCGTCAATATAAACGGTAAAATCGCCATCGCCGTAATAATTCGAGTAATGAGCCTTGAACGCTTCCGTTCCGAGCATAAGCGAGCCGCCTTCGGCTGAATAGTTAAATTCCTTCATATAATACCTCCGTTGTTGTTCGGGTCGTTTTCTTCGCCCTTCAACTGTACCCATTATACCATATACTAAAATTGTTGTCAACTAATTTTACATAAAAAATTGAAAAAATTTTAATTTATTTTTACAACGGTACGAGCCGCCTCGTTCTGCCGCACTCCGATATAGCACGGTGCATATATATCCGCCGATGTCCGCTCTTCTGACTTCTTCCTGATAAACTCTCCGCTGTTTTCTAAATGCCTGCTCGCCGCTGACCGCATTAGCACGGTATAGAGAGCAAAAAGAAAACGGGCTTTCGCCCGTCGTCTTTAATTTACTCTTTTCACTGCAAACAATCTTGTTGGCGTTGTTCTACCGTCGTAAAGTCTACCATTGCAAAGAACGGTATAATATATTGACTTTCCCGATTTTGACCTTTCAAGGCGCGTAAACGTTTGCGTATCGCCGTAATTACAAATCATAACATCGCCGACGTTTAACTTGCTCGCGGGAATCGCGTTTCTTTTTCCTATGTGTTGCAACTGAATTTGTTTATACATTATATATACCTCTTTATTTTATTACGGCGGATATAAGCCGCCGCCGTTCGGCTTTTAACTCCACGATAACGCTCTTCTAATCGCGTCGTTTTTTGTCTTTTCGTAAAAGTCCATATCGAATGAATCAAGGTATTCCGTTCGCTTGGCTCTTTCCTTTTCTATAACTCCGTATCTGCAACCTTTCTCAACTTCTTCGTCGGGTTCAAATTTGTAAATGTAAAACTTGCCGACGGTTGCAACCTTTTTCATATAATATCTCCTTCGGGCAGTTCGCCCTTTGTTTTTTACAAGTAGATTATACCATACCATTATAACAATGTCAAGTAAATTTACATAGTTTATTAAAATATTTTTAATTTATTTTTACTTGCAACTTCCGAACGGCTTCGGCGCGAGGCTCTCCGTTAATCACGGCATATAGTAGGCGGCGGGGTTGTTTGTGGTTATTTGTTCCGACTTCTTCTGCGGCGGGGTTTCCGACTCGTTGCGATGCGGCTATGCTTTTCATAGCACGGTATATACGGAAACGAAAAAGACGGGGCTGTTTTAGCCTCGCCTTTTTTCTGAGATATTTATATGTATTAAGTGTGAGCGGATTGTTGTTCTAACGCCGTATACTTCAAAGCGTATAACTTCGTCAATTTAGCGTTTATTCTCTCTTGTTCAATGGTATTTCCCGTCGCTTCGCTACGGGCGATTATAAGCCGTTTAATCGCTTCTTTTATTGCTTCTATGGTCATGTTCGTTTTGTTCCGTTATAGTTTATTTTAGCCCGTTATTATAACCGACGGGCGGCGGTCAATGGTGGTTAATCTTTGTATTCTGCTTTATCGATTTTATCGATTATTGACTTGAAAGTTTCTATTGCTATTTCAGAATCGGCGATGTCGTCTGCTAATGTAAAAAGGTCAAGGCTTTTCATTTTAGCGATATGTTTTTCTTCGCTCACAATAGCAAATTTAATTTGAGCCTTGAGAGTCCCGCATTCATAAGCGGTAAGTTTGAGTGTTTTCGTCATAATATATCCTTCCTTTGCTTTGAGTGTTCTCACCCTTTAAGCAAGTCAATTATACCATATAGAAAAATCATTGTCAAGCGATTTTACAATGTTTTCTAAAAATATTTTTAATTTATTTTACGCCGTTACATCCTCGCCCGTTCCGCCGCCTACTCACTTGTAGCACGGTATACAGGGAAAAAGAAAGGCGGCATTTCGCCGCCTTTTTATTGTTTTGCTTTCCACAACTCTTTGATAAACTCTATCATCTCGATTTCGGTATATCCAGGATGCGCCGCTTTCCATTTTTCTATTTTGACGTTATCTCGAACGTTTTCAATCGTTTCGGATATGCTATCCGCTATACCCATTTCAAAGCCGTTTAACACCCTTTTCATGCGCCCTTGTTCGTCTATCTCGTCGTATGGTATAAGCCCGTAGAAAGTGTTGTTGTTTTCGCGTTTGTTATGGTATTTAGCATCGCTACTTTGTACCAAAACAAACTCTTTGTTTTCAATGTTTACGTTTTTCGTTAAGACTTTCATTTTATCACCTCGACCATGTCGTTAAAACCTCGCCCGTTTCGGCGTTAATTATCGCGACCTCGTCGCCCTGTTTATACCATTCGCAAGCGATGATATGGTTGTCGCTATGTTGCTTACTTTTGGTATCGGCGGGTTGCGTCGTTTTGTTCGTTTTCATATCCATATAGAATACTTTCATATAAATACCTCTCTTTGTTTTTGTACCTTCATTATACACCATTATAAAAACATTGTCAAGCAATTTTGCATACTTTTCTAAAAATATTTTTATAAATTTACAGTAAACCGCATCGCCTTATCGCCCGCCGCCCCGCTCTTCGTTGGCACGGTACGCATCAACCGCAGGCGGCAAGAAAGTTGTTCCGTTCGGGAGTAAACGGTTTTGCTTGAGTGGTTATCGGAGTTCGCTATCATTACAACGCAATGCACGGATAACGGAGTATAAGAAAACCGCCCCTATTCGGAGCGGTTCGGAGCGGTTAGCCGATTGAGATTATGTTCGCGACTTTAAGGTCAAAACAAGCCGTTTTAGACGATTTTCTATCGCTTACAAGTCTTTCTTCGACGAGGCTTTCTTTTGTCGTTTCTTCGCCATTTAAGTACCATTTCGAGCGTACTTTGTGATGATTTGTCGTATAAACTCGGATAAGTTCTTCGCCCGTTTTTTCGGAGATTAAAACGTAATTTGTTTCGCCGTCTTTCCATACTTTGCCGTTAAGTCCGCCCGTTTCTTTGTTCGCGTTTTCTTTAAGGTGCGAGTAGGTTATGCCAAAACGTACAACGGCGGTACATACCTTTTTAATGTCTTTGTCTTTACCTTTGGCAAGCGGATAAGGGTTAGCGTAAAACGTTATACGTCTAAAAGTGCCGTTGCGTTTGCTTTTGATTGCTTTCAAGATTGCTTCGATTTCCATAATAAATACCTCACTTTCATTTTGTACCTTTATTATATACCATTATTATAATAATGTCAAGTATTTTATTTACATTTATTAAAATATTTTATTTTTACTTGACAATTAAACGCCGTCGCAGTCGCCGCCCGAACGCAACCACACTCATAGCACGGAAGGGCTTTGCGGCGGAGTTCGTCAGGCGGCTTGATGTTTCATTGCGTTTTTGCTATATCATTATATAGCGGACGCAATTGCGGGAGCGGCTTGCTATATGTCGGAGCGTTCGCAGTCGTCCGCTTTGCCTCGTTCGTCGTCGGTCAGTCGGGGTTATGTCGGCAGTTCGGAGCGGGTAGGGGTGGCAGTCGAAAGGTCTATCAGAGTACCGTATTATCGAAATCATCCCACCCCCGCCAAACCCCATTCTCGTCAGTTTTTGAGCAATTCAGAGCAAGGAAAATCAATTCAGGATAAATTTTGCAAGTGAAATTATTAAAATTAGCGACAAAAAATTTTGAAAATTCTCGTAAGTAAAATTATTAAGAATTATTGCAAGTTTGATAAAACGGTGAAAATCGGTACAAATCAGCAAATTTCAGAAAATCGCTCTCGTCAGTTTTTATAAAAAATGTGAATGTAAGTGAAAAAGATTTTCGTCTTAAAATTGTAGGTAAAATCTTGAATTTTGAAAGATTTTGAACAGGTTGTTGACTAAAAATTTAATTTTTTCATATTAATCGCATGAAAAATGAAAATAAAAAAATATAGTATTAATAGTAAAAATTTAATTTTTTTGGCAACAGAGTGTATAAAATCTTCTAAAATCGTAGGGAATATCGGAGATTTTGCGGCTAAAATTTTACTCACTTACACTACAATTTTTCTTAAAGACTGACGAAATCGGGTAAAACGGGGTTATATATGACAAACAGTTGTCATAGTTTAACGGGAAAGCGACCCGACCCGTTACGCAACGAAACGTCCGAAAATTGCCTGCCGAGGGACAGCCGCGCCGTTGGTTCATTGGTGTTGTTTGTGGGTATCAATTCAACCGTCTTGCGACGGACGACGCGGGGTGGCAGGGGCGGAGATGCGATGACTGCGGGGATTTTATTGCCAAAAATCGGACAAATGTAAAAATTTTCAAAAAATTTATGAAAAAGTGTTGCAATTAAAAAAAATTCGTGCTATTATTAAAGCGAAAAGGCATACCGACGCAATTGCCGAGCCGTTTTGCGGCTGAAGTCGGGTATTAACTCATGGAGAGAGGTAAAAGTCCGAATGTCGATTTTAGACGAAGAGAAAAAAATTAAAGAAGGGGTAATCAAACCCGAAGCAGAAAACGATTCTACGGCAGAGACCGCGACAGAGAATGAAAATACTCCGTCGCCCGAAACTCCCGCAGAAACAACGGCTGGTTCGGCGGAAACCGTAACATCCACAGACGCAGATACCCTTACTGCTGGGCAGGATTCGGAAGGCGGAGAGGAAAAGATTCATCTTGACGAAACCGAAAACAACTCCGCGAGTCCGACGTCGGCTGAAGAAAAAAACGGCGCAGAAGACGAAGTCGAAAAGGCTATCTTCACACAGACACAGATGAACCGCTTGGCGGGCAAAGCAAGAGAAGAGGGCAGAGCGTCCGCTTTGAAAGATTTGTTTGCAAGGTACGGTGTGGCTGATGAAGACGAATTGAACGGAATCTTCGGCAAAGGACAGACGTATGACGACCTGAACGACGAATATGCCGCACAAGGTAATTCTATTAGGGAAGTCAGAGCCGAAAACGCTTTACTCAGAACAGGCATTGTCCCCGAACGTTGGGACGACGTCAAAGCAATTCTCGGCACGAAAGGTCTGGAAGTTTCTCAGGATAACATCACCGCGGAACTGGCTACTCACCCCGAATGGAGAGGTAGTGTGGGTACTGCTTCCGAACAGGGCGGGGTAAAAACACCGTTGACACCCGAAATGGCTGAAGCGGCAAAGAATATCCTTACGCCTACGGTTGGAGCGGAAAGTAAAATCGCACCGCTGTCAAGACTCGGTACGGAGAAAGCCGACAATGCGGAAAGCGATGAAGCGGCGTTAAAGAAAAAATTAAACGACTTGTTCGGATTTTAAGGAGAAAATTTATGACTATCGATGAGGCTAAGAAAGCATTTGACGAAATGAGAGCGCAAGGCGCGGACGATAACGCGATTCTTGGAACGTTGTATTCTATGTTCCAGGACGATAAAATCGACGTAAATCAACTCGGTGCGCTTGTGAACGTACTCGGTTACGAACTTACGGAAGAGTTCAAAGGAATGTCTCCCGAAGACCAAAAGACCAAAGGTTACGAAGAAGAAGCGGAGAATAAGCCCGCGGAAGGCGTAACGAAAGAAGAGGTCGAAAAGGCGAAAGAGTTCGGCGACGACGAGGGCGAGAAGCCTGCGGAAGAAGAATCGAAGAAAGACGAAGAGTCTGACGACGAAGAATCCGACGAAGAGAAAGAACGTAAAGAGGCAGAGAGGTTATTCGGTTTCGACAAGAAATAATATTTCTTAGGAGAAACTAAAATGGCTGTTGCTACTAACAGTATCGGACTTATTACCAAATACAGTCCCGAATATTTCGACAAGGTTTATAAACAGGAAGCCGTTACTTCGGTTTTCGACGCCAACAGGGAATCCGTAAAGTTCACGGGTGCGAAGACCGTTAAAATCGGTAAACTTCAACTCGGCGGTCTCGGCAACTACTACAGAAATAACGACCAGGTTCCGAACGTTGCGGGAAGTCAGTCTTTCTACGGTTCGGCTGGTTTCGGTTATCAGAGAAGCCAGATGAACTATGCTTGGGAAGAATTTACTCTTACTCAGGACAGAGCGGCGGCGTTCCCGATTGAATATTTCGACGACGAAGAAGCGGGCGGCGAAGTAGTCGGCAGAGTCGTTACGGAAGTTTCCAGAACGGTTATCGTTCCCGAAGTTGACGCTTATGCGCTTTCGACGATTGCCGAAAAGGCTCTTGGCACTGCTACGGGCTACGGTGAAAAACCCCTTGCGGCTATCAATGCGGCGTTCGAATATTTTGAAAACAACGAAGTTCCCGCCGAAGACCAGGTAATCTTTGCGTCGCCTGCGTTCATGAAAGATTTAAGACAGACGGGCGAAGTTACTCGTTTCCTTGGCGAAGAAGTTCGCGACAGAGAAGTAAACTACAAGATTACTACGTACGAAGGCAGAGATATAATCACCGTTTCGCCGAGAAGACTTCATACTGGCTTCAAGGCTCTTGAAGGCGGTTATACGTTCGAAGGCGGCGCGCCGATTAACTTCCTTGCTTGTGCGAAATCCGCGATTTATCACGTTGTTAAGTACGAGAAAGTTAAAGTTATTTCGGGCGATATGAACCTTGCGGCGAACGGCTTCGACGGCTACACCGTATATGCTCGTATCTATCACGATGTATTCGTTCCCGACAACAAGAGATACGCTATCTACGTAAATCTCGGTACGGGTACTAAAGCGAACGTAACGCTTGACATTAAGATTGATAGCGGCAAGAAGATTACCGCAATCAACGTTGAACCCGCCGACATTCTTTGCTCGGTTGTAACGGGTACCAAAGCAAACGGTAAAGTAACTTCGCCTGTCAAGGCTAAAGTCGGCGACACCGTTGCTCAAGCGGCGAAGTATTACGCTGTAAATGCCAACAACGAAATTATGAGTAACGAGGTTGAACCCAACCCCGCTGGCAAATAATCGTTTAACGACGGCATAATAATTTAATCGAAAAGAGTCGATTCTCTGAAAAGAGTTTCGGCTCTTTTATTTTTATAAAAATATTGCAAAATGTATTGACAACATTATTTTTGTGTGGTATAATTTAGGTGCAAGCGTTAGTCATGTGCGTTTGCCCTTTATCCGCGTCGTTAAAGTTTAGCATAAGTTTTGGTTTGCACCGATTTTCTTGTGCTGTTCGCTGTTTGTTTGTTTATTCATTTCGTTTCATTGCGGCGACACTCTTTCATTTTCGTAGACGGCGCGGGTATAAATGTGGTCCGTTTCGTGATGACGGGAAGGACTGCACCACAGGCAGTATAGGGTCTGCCTTTATTCGATACTGTCCAGAATCGGGTATCGGGAACCAAAACCCTTATATGCCGCCTATGGAGAACGAGGGCGGCTACGGACAGATTTCGTCGAGGGCATAGCGGCGAAACTGTGGGCTGTTCTTTTTAAGGGATAGCCCGAAATGCCGTTATAGCACAATCAGGTAGTGCGGCTGACTTGTAATCAGCAGGTTGCAGGTTCAATTCCTGTTGGCGGCTCCATTTTTATCTTGCATGCTTTCTTTCGTTTTCCACATAGTATACCTTCAAAGCAAGAAAGGTCGTTTCAGTGATTTGAGACGGCTTTTCTTGTATTTTATAAAACTTTTTTGTAAAAACTGTTGCAATTTTCAAAAATTCGTGATATTATGAAAGTGAACAATAATGTCAGGCGGTGTGATTATGGCTGAAGCAAAGAAAAATCCGAATGTCGGTGAAGCGATTTTAGGTTCGGCGAAAGAAAAGATAGGTTCTTATAAAGAAGCCCCAGGCGGCGGGACTCCGCTCGGTGCGGGCGAAAAGGCTCCGTCGAAAGAATGGGTTGCGGCGAACAGAAAAATGCAACCGCGCGATTCTGACGGGCAATTCACTTATAATTCGGTTAATGCGAAGCCGTTGGAATACGGACCGTCCCGCGGGAAGACTGTCCCGCCGTTTCTTCGCGGTGTCAAACTCACTTACGCCGTTGAGAATAAAAACGTAATAATCGGCGAGGATGGGAAAAGGTACCTTGCGGGCATTGAAATGTCGGCAAGAGATATTGTCAACGCCTATAAAAACTACGTCGGCGAAGAGGGCGATACGAAGAGCCTTAAATTCAAAGGTTTGGAAGAAGCGATTCAGGGAAAGAAAGGCGCAAAGTCCAAACAAGAAAAAGAAGCCATCGAACAGGGTATTGAAGGTGTATTAGGCGGTGTAAATATTCAGGAAGCACTGAAAAACAGTTTCGACCCGAAGAAAAAACACGATAAACAGAAATTTAGTAAAGAAATATCTCCGAAGAGTGAAACTCCTACCGCGCCGAAGACAAAATATACGTTCCCTGACGTTTCCGACGAAGAAAAAGAGATGGCGAAAACTGACCCTGTTAAACTTTTTGCGACCAGTCCGAACGCGCAAAAGATTAAAGAACTTGCCGACGCGAAGAATCTGGACATTAAAGTTAAAGATTTGTGTGATTTGATTGCGAGTGGCGAAGTCGGTTGGGGAGATATTGCAGATTATATTGAGGCATTATAAAAATGGCGGTTATCAAATCAGACAATACTAAGGGCAATCCTTATCATAAATCCGCAGATGGACAATTTACGTCTAAAGAAGGTGCGGGGTCTGACGCGAAGTCGAAACTTTCTCAGATATTTTCTGTGAAGAAAGGTGAAAAGTTAAAAGGCTTGATTTCCGCGAAAGACGCTTCGTCTGGGGAAGACAGTTCCGATTTTTGGGAAAAGGTGAAAGCCGAAAAGGCAAAAATCGAACAAGAAAAGGGGTTGTATGGGGTTTCGACTGCGGATGATTCTTGGTTTGAAAAATCTTTCGGCGAAGACACTACCATAACCGATAAAAAGCCTGAACTCAATGTAGATGAAAAGGTCAAGAAAGTAATCAACGGGCTTGATTACGGAAGCGCATACGATGACGCAATAAACGACCCGACACTTGACCTTGATAAAATTAAAAATGCGTCTGAAGATGAGTTAAAAGAACTTCTTCAGGCAAAATCCGTACTTAAAGAGCAGAATAAGGATTATTCACTCGATAAGGCTAATAAAGATACTTTTTACGGCATTTGGCAATATCCTGTTAAGCCGTCCGATTATCTTGACAAGAAAGATAAAATCGAGGCTAAAAAGGCTTATTTCATAAACGACTATCAAGGTGCGGATAAAGAAGCAAAACTTGCCAACCTTGACGCGTTTGTAAATGCAGGTGAAAAGTATGCCGCGGCAAAAGAAGCGTTTGATGCTAAATATGGCGAAGCGCAGGCTATTGTCGATAGATACAGTAACGACCTATATAGTCAAAAGAGAAAAAGTTCTGCGACATGGATTGGCGGTAAGGACCATCCATTTTTAAGTCCTGGACACGCTACTGCTGAAAGCGAAAAAGTTTTTGGTCCGAACGCGAACAAGGTTCTTGGAGATTTGGCTCAAAATAATCCTAAACAGTACAATGCTGTAAAGTCTTATACATCGAGTTATGTGGGAATAAATTCACCATTAAGAGGCGAAGATTATTATAATGGCATGTATTCAAAAGAGTCTTTTGTCAAAACGGTCGAAGGAATGACTGCGGCGATAGATAAGTCTACTTACGATTTTGATTATTGGTGCCAAAGAGGTACAAGCAGAATCCTTGATAAAGAGAACGGCATAGATATTCGACCTGATATGTCATTAGCCGAAATTAAACAATTTGTCGGTAAAAAATATGTTCATCGCTCGTTTTATTCTGCAGGTGCGGCAAAGGGAACGGGATTTACAGGTAGCGAAATAATTATAAATACTTATTGTCCAAAAGGGACAAAGGGTCTTTATGTTAAGTCAATATCTTCGTTTGAGAATGAAAATGAGATAATACTTCAGCGTGGATATTCATATAAGATAACGAAAGCCTACAAAAAGGACGGTAAAGTCTATATAGATGCGGAAGTCCTTTTGGGTTCCGACGAAGACAAATATAATCATGACGAATTAGTTAAATTGGCAAATAAACATATTCATTGAGAGGTTTAGCAATGGAAGAGAAAGACGATGTAATGATTGTTGGATTTGCCAGCAAGAAATTAGCATGCGAAAAGTGTAGATACGGAGCGATTACAGACCCCGAAAATACATTTTGCGCATTTTATAAGGCAAAACCGTATGCGGTATATTGCGAAGGCGCGGAATGTCCGCATTTTGACGACTTCGATAAATACGCAAACGAAGAATAAAAATAAAAACGAAAATGAAGGAGTAAATTAAAATGTTCGGTGCAAGTATTGGAGACGTTGTTGGTTCTCGTTGGGAATTTAACAACATAAAAACAAAAGATTTTGCATTGTTTGGCAAAGGTTGCTACGCAACCGACGATACAGTTATGACGTGCGCGGTTGCCGACGTTCTTGTAAACAAGAAGCAAAATAACAAAGACAAAATAATAGACACGCTAAAGAAATGGGGAAAGAAATATCCCGACGCTGGTTATGGCAGGCATTTTTATAATTGGGTGTTAGGTTCCGACAGAGAACCTTACAACAGTTATGGGAACGGCTCTGCTATGCGTGTTTCTGCGGCAGGCTGGATTGGCAAGACTGAAAAAGAAGTCAAGAACTTATCTCGCAAAGTTACAGAAGTTACACATAATCATCCCGAAGGTATAAAGGGCGCGGAAGTAACCGCAATGTGTATTTATTATGCAAGAAACGGCGAAAGCAAAGATTTTATAAGACAATATGTCGAGCAATATTATAATCTTGATTTTGATTATGAAGAATTAAGAAAAACATATAAACACGCAGAAGAAATCTGCCAAAACACTGTTCCGCAAGCAATTTATTGTTTTTTAATTTCGCATAGTTTCGAAGACTGCTTAAGAACGACGATTTCAATCGGTGGTGATTGTGACACTACTGCGGCGATAAGTTGTGCTATTGCGGAAGCGTATTACGGCAGTTGCGACGGGTTAGAAAAATATGTTCGTAATTATCTTACCGAAGAAATGTACGAAATATTGAGCAAAGTTAAAACGAGGTAAATTATGGACGGTTGCGAAAACAATAGCATAGGTCTTGTTACGAAATACGCGGCAAAAGGCAAAAAGAAGAATTTCGATAAAGTCTTTAAGCAAAAGAGCGTTACGAAAGAATTTAATAAAAAAGACATAGATAAACTTTTCGGAGTTAAGGAGAGATAAAATGACGAAACAGCAAATTTTGGATTTAATCGACGATTTAATCAAGGACGAAATCGAAGCCGTTGACGGGTATCACAAAGCCATTGAAAAAATGAGTGATTCGCCGCGTGCGGTTTCATTGTTCGGGCAGATTTACAACGACGAAACTCGGCATATTACGGACTTGCAGTCGTTAAAACAAGCCGTTGAGAATCACGAAGACTTCATGGCGGAAATCGAACGCAACAAATTATTTGCCATGAGAGATAATTGCTGTGGTTGTTATCCCGACAACGACGGCATAGTATTCACCGAAGATAAAGAAGACAACGAAAAGAAGAAGGACTAAGCAATGGCGTTCATCAACAACAAAAAGTTTGCGGAAATAAGAACCGCGGCGAAAGACGGTAACGAAAAGGCGTTAATGATATTGCAGGCAATGCGTAAACTTCAGCCGCAAGCCGATATAGACCGACTTGTCGAAGATTATTATGCAATACCTGAAGAGCCGCAAATTCAGCCCGTACAAGGCGAGAATTACAATGTAGCCGAAGAGCAACCCAAAGAAGAAGTTTCGACCGTTTCTGACGAACTTGACGACGTTTTAAGCGAAGATTTATCTGTTAATGAAACAGCGGATATACCCGATTTGGACGGAGACGTGCAGTCGTACAGTCTTGACGATATAACGAAAGATATGGACGGGCTTATCGACGAAGACGAAATCGACGATATGTCGTTTGCGGATTTTCTTTCGGATAAAAAAAAGAATCTGAAACGAGCGAAGAAAAACGCGGATTACTTCAAAATGTACGACGATGACAGCAGAAAGCAATATTCGTTAAATGCGGTCGATAAGTACAAAGCAAAGTTTGGAGATTTAGAACGCGATATAGACAGGCGGAATAAAGATACCGCGACCGCGCTCGGACTGTATGAACAAAGCGTTGCGGATTCGTTGGACGATGATATTGAACTTAACGCGGATAATGCGGATAAAGCATATTCGGACCTTACAGACGATAGCGGTGCAATGCACGCGTTCGGTAGGTATTGGGACGATGACGATAAAGCGAACGTTATCGAAGCGTTGAAAGTTTTAATCGGTAAATACGGTAAAAAGAACGTACTTGCGGCGATAAATACCTTAAAGAGCGATAACGAGAATTATAAGAGTTATATGCACAACAAAATCGATACGGAAGTAGGCAAATACTCTAAAAATCTCGAAAATTTACTCGGCAAGTAATTTTTTCAAAGGCAAGACAAAAATCTTGCCTTTTTCTATTGCAATTTTTCAAAAAAGTGATATAATGAAAGTAATAGGTGATTTATGACCCAAAAAATGATTATAGAAGTTGAGACTTCTAAACCGCTTAGCAGTTACGGGGAGGGACACGTCATCGTGTACAACGCGCAGAAAAGAAATTACTACGTTACATCGCGCGATAATCTGCTTGCGCCGCAAAATGCAAAAATCGGCGAGTTGGAAAAGATTGTAGAAGCCGCAGAAAAACAAATATC